GGCGATAAATGCGAACCTCGAAAGACTCATCGGGGTCTGTGAAAGTATCCCAAAGAATGACGATGCTAGTCGCCCCCGTGCACCCGGCGAGATCGGTCAGGAACTTGTCAACGTCATCCATGACTCAGGCCTTCTTCTGGAGGCTGTCGAGCATGGCCTTGGCCTCTGCATTAGCCTGGTTTTCTGCTTCATTGGCGAAGTCGATCAGCTCCTGGCCGACAGCACGAGCTTCCTCAGCACTGAGCGTGCGGGTGACGTGGGCATAGCCATAGCTCATCACCAGGCAGATCAGTTTGGTCTCCTCAGACGGCTGGGTCTTGAATAGGACCAAGGCATCGGCAGGCATGGTGATGTTCAAACCAAAGGACATCATCTGCGATTGGATGGTGTCGGATTGGATGCGGATCGGGGGTGTCTCGGGCATGTAGAGACTCCTGTGTGATGTGTTCCTCGGATCTGGAGCCAGTGAGGCCCACCAAAGACCCAGAAAAAGAAGGCCCACCTACGGAACAGGTGGGCCTAAGGTTGGGAGAGGGTGCCGCGAGCGGCATCTCTACCTTGCATGAATCTGGGGTGAGCGCAAGCTTGCTTCCATCAAACTTGCGTTGAGTAGCGTCACATTTCGGCCTCCATCGTATGTGAGTCGTGTTTAACCGTGGTTTACGATCCCACAGAACCACGAAAAGGCTGATCTCCCCTGACACAAAAAAGAGAGCACCCCGTCATGGGATGCTCTCTCCTGGTTCAGGTTGAGGTGAGTCGAGGTCAGGCCTGAATGGTGAAGACCTGAGTGGCAGTCTTGCCGCTGTCGGTATTGGTCACGGTGATGGTCACCGAGCCTGCACCCACCGGGGTCACCTTGCCGTTGGCATCGACCGTGGCCTTCGAGGTATCCGAGGACGAGTACGTCACCGCCTGCTTGGGAGCGAACGGCGGATTGAAGGCAATGGCCAGATAGCCCCGATCGCCATCCGAAATGTCGAGGGTGGTCTTGTTCGGGGTGAGCGTCATCGAGTCCACCGGGACATCGATGGTCAGGTTCTGGGTGGTGAGCACGCCGATGCTGTAGAGCCGACTGTTGATGTGGTGGATGATCGTGTGATTGACATCGGCACCATGCTTGTCGGCAGCATCAGCGATGTGATTGAAGGTGCCAGCATCGGTATAGCCCGAGGGAATGGCAGTGGCAGAGGGGATGACCTTCACGTTCTTGGTGGAGGCCTTGTAGACAACCTTGAATGCGGACATGGTGAGTGGACCTTTGCGCCGGAGTAAGCCTCCCCCTGGGTGACTTAATCCGACACATAATTCAACTCACTATGCAATCAGTTTCAGCTCAGTGCATAGTTGGTTTCGCTGATATCCTTCCAGAGATCAGGATCGAGCTTACCCACCTGCACTGACCGGCCAATGAGCTGGCTGATCAGGAAGCTGAGCAGTTCGGACTTGGCAATCATCTCCAGCTGGAGGTTGTATTGCCTGCGCAGATCATTCCCGTAGTGGGGCAGACAGCGGAAGCAGTCATGGATCGAGATGACCTTGAAAGGCTTGACTGGCAGGCTGTCCAGCAACTGCTGGATTACCGCAGCGTCGACGTTGCCCAGGTTGTTCTGGTTCAGGTGATCGATGATCCGGGCCGAGAGGTAGCCTGTCGCCTGGTAATGCTTCCAGAGGATATCCACCATCTTGTCATTGTCGTCGAGTTCCGCGGTCACCCCAAGCGATTGATAAGTGGTGAGGAAGTAGCGGAGTCGGTCCACCTTTTTCTGGTCATAATCACAGCGGCGTGTGATCTCACGGACGATCATGCCGTCGATGGCATGAACCATGTTGGCTCCCAGTGACCGTCCTTCCGGCATCGGCCGGTTGACCTTGTAATTCACCTCGAACGGCTGGTTGTCGAAGTGAACGGTCTCGGTCACGGTATCGAGCACCTTGATGTGGACGTGGAAGTTGTCCGGCATCACCCAGTCGTTGGAGTGGGCCTCCGGGTTCCAGAGCTGAAGCATGGTCTCGTTCAGTTCCCAGGCAGCAGGAGCAGCAGTCTCCATGACCTGGTAAAAGAGCCCGAGCAGTTCACCCTCTCCGAAGACCCGCTTGGGCACAGCCTTGGAGCTGTAGAGGGCGGTCATTACGGCCTGTTTCACATCGTCACGCTTGATCTTGGCGCTCTGGCCCAGCTCGTTGAGCATGAGTTGATAGATCGAGGTGTAAGCATCCTCTCGCCCTCCCGTGTCGACGACGTTGCACAGCTGCGCTGCGCTCCTGTCGCCCGTGAGAGCTGCGAGGATCTGCAACCCGGAGGAGGTAGCATCGAGGCTGATCATGTAGCCGATCGGTTTGCCGGCCAGGACATCACGCCAGGCCTTCACACCTGCATAGAACAGGGCCGGCTCAGCTGCCTGCTTCAGAAGCTGATCGAGCTGGTGCTCGTTTTGGTCGAACCAGGAGATCCGAGCATCCCAAGTTAGCTTGTCGAGGCCGAAGCTGTTGGCGATATCGATCTTGAGGTAGTCGCGTCCGGTAAAGGTCTGGAACATGGTTCTGCTTCCTCTGGAATGCGTGGGCGATAGGCCATGAGCAGGGCACAGAAGTCCCCTCGGCTCATGACCGTATCATCGCTGTTCAGCTGGTTGATCAGGTTCTCGATGGCGTGCCATTGGCCGGCAATGAAGCCGTCCAGGTAGGTCATCGGTTCATGCTTCGGAGTAGCCTCGCCAACATTTGGACTGCGGGCTTGCCTTGAACAGCGATAATGTTTTCGCAGACGGACATTTGGGCATCGAGACGGTCCGAGTGAAACCGCTTCACTTCGATGTAGATGTCTCGATTAGGTAGATAGAAGTCGATCGCCCGATTACCGGTTGGGACTTCATGTAGATAGGGTTCACCTGCATCCTGGAGCGCCTCGGCTATGAGGCGCTCCATGGGGTCACTGGGAATTTGCATGACTAAATCTCTGGGTTGATGAAGTGGGCCAGCTCATCGAACATCATGTTGAGTTCTAGGAGGTTCTCCTTCGTGGCTGGTCCCATAGGGATGACGGCCTTGATCGTGCCGTTCTGAGTGTAGCGGATCATCAGCTCACCGAACGCATTGATGCCCACCTCGGTGTAGCCGTCCTTGGTCCTTCGCAGGATCACATAGGCCACCGAGGGGACAGCTGCTTCCGGGTCTTTGATCGGAACGACGACCATCAGACAGAATCCGGGATTACCCAGGTCGCAACCGGGAATGGGATGCTCATCAGGTGTTCTATATAGGCTTCACCCTTGGCAGTCGTCTTCCAGGTCTCCTCACCAGTGTTGCCGTTGTAGGTGATAGCGTAAATCATCCCCGTATTGATGAGGTAGTTGATGCCTTCCATCACTGCTGGAGCATCAGCTCTTGGATGAGGTTCACTAGAATAATAGCAGTGGAGCAGCACCTCTAGATTGCTGGGTGATCCAATCATTCGACGATCTCCTTGTCTGCAAGCTCGATCACCGCCTTGTTCCAGGGATTGCCCTGGTAGGTGACATGGTAGCCCTGGCAGTAGATGCGGCCTCGTTTGTCGTATTTGTGGGTGAGGTAGAACTCATTGCCCAGGCTGAGGATCTTGCCGATCACGTCCTTGCTGGTTCGATCATATTTCTCGAAGGCTCTGACCCTCTTCTGGAATTCCTGGACCCCCTCACCATCCTTGGCTCGGTCCAGGTTCCTCCAGGAGTTCTGGATCATGAACGCCGTGTCGTCGTCGATCGAGAACCTGATCGAGTTCATCCGGTTGATGTGATCGAGGCACACATCGTCATCGTGATGGTTCTTCTTGAGGATGATCGAACCAGGGCAGGTGAGATACCCGGTCTCCTGGTTGGTGGTAATTACCGGAGGCTGAACCACCATCGGTAGCGGGAACTGGTACTGGTCGATCTCGGCCTGGATATCAGGGCTGATATCGAACTCCAGGATGAACTTGGTGGTGAGATCATCCCAGGTCACCAGGTCGATCTCAGCGCACTTCCAGAGCATGTCAGCCGTCAGCTGGCTGGCATTGGCATCTGGCTCGAAATGGTGCCTGAGGATGCCCACCAGGGTCGGCAGGGTGGTACGCTTGTGGAGCACCATCTGAACCAGGAGGTCCATGCCGAAATCGAACGGGATCTCGTGCTCAGCCATGAAGGCCTCGAAATCGATATCCTCACAGCTGGTGAACTCCTGCCTGATCCGAGGCAGCAGCTGGTTCTTGGAATAGAGCTCCTCCAGCTCGATCTGGAGATCCAGACGAGCCGTGGCCTTGTCAGTGATCGCGAGCATATCAAATCCAATCTCGATAAAAGCCAGAATTAGTCGTCCGGCCCACCATAATTGACTTCTCTTTGGACGGATCTTGCTTCCTCCTCTGTGAGGTAAGGCCCATATTCACAGGAGCCGTATTTGAAATACCAGCCCGCCCCCATGCCTTCAAATATGCCCATGTCTTGGGCACCCTCTTGAAAATAAGGTTTCATGGCTCAGCTCCACTGCTGGATGTTGCGCTCGATGATGGATCTCCGCCTGCGGATTTCACCCAGCAGGGTGGAGTTTTCCAGGCAGACCATCGGATATCGGCCCTTGATCAAGCCGATCTTGGTCACACGGAGACCGTCATGGTCTTCCATGAAAGTGTGTTCGAGTTTCATCTTATCAACCTGAGTTTCTCCGCTTCTGGATCTACCATCTTGAGGAGTTCCAGGGCGTTGTTGAGGTAGACTTGGCCGTAAACTGGGCCAGCTCGTGTGAAGATCCTCTCTTGCAGTGCAAGAAATTGATCTCGTTTCCTTTTCCGAACAGCCGCCCAGTATTCCAGAGCGAGCTCCTCGATCGGAGTGCTGTCATGGACCGATGTCATCAGTCAGGCAGAATGATCGTGATCTTCACGATCTCCATCATTTCCGGGATCCGATGAGGTTTCGGTATTAGGTAGTTTTCCTCGTCGTAATCTTCGTAGGAGCCGTACCTGGTGCAGCCGACAGCTCCCTGAAGCCATGAGCTGAGCAGGTTCTTGGCAGCCTTCTCGGTAGTGTAGCTGCGGATCTGCATGTCCTTCGCATAGCGCTTGGGCCACGAGGATCGGTCAGCGAAGTCCACTGGTTCGAGGTGTGATCCGCCCCGACCGTCACGACGTTGTTGACGCGGCAGGTAGCATTGGGTGCCTTTGATCCTGACCGCATATTCGGTGAGTTCAGGCATGTTTTCCTCCTTGTTTCAGGGCTAAGACCGCCAGGAGAGAAGCGACCACTCTGGAGACAGAACAGCCGAACCAGGCTCCATGCCCAGCATCTCGACCACATCCTTGGCGAGCCGGATGGCCTCGAAGGCCTGTCGGACACCGAATTGGTCAATCATCTGGTCACGGATCTGGAGAGCATGATTGCCCCGATCCTCAGGGTCATTGTTCAGAGCGAGATGATATTGGGCAGCCAGAACACCCAGATCAGGTTGTTCCTCCTGGCTCATCAGAAATCGCCGAATGCAACCTGGCAGCACTGGATGCCATTGCGCCTCCACATCTCGACCAGGCGAGAACGGTCATCGAAGACGAGATCGGGTTTGTCCCTAATCCCGATGAGCTGATCGAGCCAGAGCTCTTTCAGTTCGTGATCGGGACGATGGTCACCGTGCATCCGCATCAGCAGTTTGTCCGCGAAGATACCATGGAATTCGAGCCAGTTCACAGTCTCTGCCCGAACCTTGTCGCTGCGGCCAGACCAGATCTCGATAGTGTGCCGTTGATGCCGAAGTGCCCGAAAGATGTTGATGATCGGCCAGATCGGCTCATCATGCACGCAATCGAGGTGGAACTGGTCCCAGTTTGGCTTGAGCTTGTTGCCCTGATCATCCTTCTTGCGGATGTGGTGGAGACGGTGCTCGATGTTGGCGAGGGTGCCATCGAGATCGAAGATGACGAACATCAGAATGCTCCTCTGAGCAGACCGAGGATGAGCACCACCATCACTGCCCTAGCAGCATTGGGGTAATCGACCTCATGGTCGAATTTCCATTGAGGGACGAAGGTAGCCACCAGCACCAGGACCACAGCGAACAGGCTGATGATCGCACACAGGTGCAGGAAAGCATTGTCGTGGAGAGGGCTCCCCATAAGTTATCCTTTGTAGAACATGTCCATGACTGCGTAGCTGGTGCTTTTGGGCAATGAAGGATGATCTGGATCGACCATCTTCAGCAGCTGATAGGCATTGGTGACAGCTCTCAGGATCTGGATTTCCGAGAACCGACGCCTCATCAGGCTCAGCACATAGCCAGACTTGTCATTGGGATGCTTGTTGACCAGCTTCCACGCGAGATCCTCGATTGAAGCACTCATATCATTGCGTGAATGGCTGCCCCCAGCAGAGCTCCACCTGAAATGAAACCCATCATCCACAGAGCAAACATCAGCCCGTTGATGGTCACTTTTGCGTGCTTCAGCCCAAGTTGGCGCATGTGTTGGGCTGTGCGTTCCAGGTTCTGAAAAGTCAGGATGCTGAAGCTCACGCCCAACCAAAACCCGGCCACTGCACCGATGATCATTGCGGTTGCCATGCTGATCTCCTTGATATGAAAAGGGCAGCCGGTCCTTCCCCTGACGGGTGACCAACTGCCCTTCTGGCTTGTCTGGTTCAGTCTGGCAGGGTTAGGCCGCCAGGGACTGTCCCATGCCGTTCTTGATCTTGATGCTCTCGGCCCATTCGAGGCGCTGATCGATACTCATCGCTGCCAGTTCGACCAGGGTCTCACCATGGTTGCGACGATCGGCCCAGAACGTGATGACGTTCTTGCCGGTGAGATGATCGAGACCCTTTAGCTTGTCCTGATCCATCGCCAGCATCAGCTCGTAGCGATCACAGATCTCATCCTGGGTGCCGTGATCGGCCAGGGTGAAGGGATTTGCGTAAGCTGAGCCGTGGTCGATGAACACCGAATTGGCCGGAAGCAGATTGGCTTCCACATCATGGCTGCTGATCACCCGACCCACATTGCTTCCCGCCTCAACGCCAAACTGGTTCATGTATTTTTCCCTATATGTGTATGATTTGTTCACGAGTGGACCTATCAAGGAAGGCCCAAGAAAAGCGAAGCGCCTGGGGTCAGACCGGTGCTTGGCATGGTTCGTGTGAGGGACCCGAACAGTTCATCGTGGTCCAATACCCTGCACATAAATGCAGCCGGGCCTCTGCGCAAGCGATATCAGACTCACTTGGACCTTTGTGGTTCCCGCAGCTCGTCTCACATGCCGCTCGGCTTGCCCTAACTTATAGGCTTACTGACCTGCGTCGGAGCAAACTCACTCCAGGTGATGGCTTACCAGCTGTTTGCCGCCAGTTTGGCCGACAAGTTTCAACTTGGTTTGCCTTCATGTTGAATGGAGTGTTCAACTATCCACACATAAGTCAAATCCCCCACCACCAGCACTGAGGCTGGTGATAGGGGAAAATGACTTAGTTCAGGTTGAGCTCGAAGGCCGGCAGGAGGTCCTCGTCGACCGGAAGATCGGCCGAGTCAGTGGCACGGCGACGTAGCTGGAGAACCAGACCACCTTCGGTGCCGCCGATGATGGCCTCTTCGCCCGGAGCGAGCTTGGCACCGGCCGCCTGGATCTGCTTCAGCAGCTCGTTCTTACGCTTGGTGAAGGCCAGGAACTTGGGGTTCTGACCACGCAGCGGAGATTCGCCCTGGGTGTCGATCGGGATGCCGAACGGCAGAGTGATCAGCGGATATTCCGGATCACCGGTTTCATAGCCGATGTTCAGCCAGATCTCGGCCTTGGCTTCGACTTCGGGTGCCTGGGACATGCCCATGCGCTGACCGAACTTCATCGGCATGATGTTGGACTTGCTGGCCTGCACAGCAGCAGCGGCTTCATTGCGACGGATCATTGGGTATTTCCTTCCTGGTTCAATGGATTGATGGTGGCTGATCACGAGGAGAACCAACCACCAAAAGGAGCGAAGCGACGTGATTCGTTTTCGTTATGTTCTAATCAGGGCTTGTAGGAAAATTCCTTTTTGACGCCCTGATCCCTAGTTCGCTCAGGGAAGCGGACAGGTGGTGTCCAGCATCTCGTCAGGCTCTGCCTTGAAGCTTCCGACCAGGCATTTGATCAGGAGTACACAGAGCATGAGGTAACCGATGATGCCGAGGATAATCAGGAAGATGTTCATCTCCTTGGTTCCCTTTGGAGACGTAGCTGGGCATGTCTCCGATCGATCGAGATCAACCGGAGATGGTCATGCCAGGCTGCGATGTGGGCGAAGTGGAAGCCGTCAAAATATGAGGCCTCCGAGTAGCTTGAGCCGATCAGTGGAGCTTCTTCGAGAGCTTGCGGATGAAGAACCGAGCTTCACAGAGGCCCATCTGATCATCGCTGGTGATCAGGAGCTTCTTGCTGGGCTCGTTGGTGGGAGTGACGTAGATCGCATGACGCAAAGGGTCATTGTGGATCTGGAATTGCTGAGCAGACATGGTTCTCTCCTTCAATAATGAATGTTGGAGTGCATGAGCATGTAGAGGCCAATGGCACCCAGAAGGATGCCAATGGACAGGTCGAACATGAGCTGACGAGCGGACATGATCAGTCCTCCAAGATGATGGAGTGGATGCTGACCAGGTGATCGAAGGTATTCTTGATGGTGCCGAACTCGCAGACAATCAGGCGATCGGCTTCATGTTCGCCGACAGCATCTTCGATGAGTTCGAGCATTTCAGCTTGAGTGGGTTCAGGCATTGGAGTGCTCCTCTGGATGTTTCCAGCAGGAGCGAAGCGACTTCCAGGCGCTACGGTTGGAACCTGTAGAGCTGATAGTCATCAGACTTGACCACAGCGTAGTCAGCTGAGTTCGGTGGCTGTTTGGCGTTGTATTCCTTAGCCTTCAGCCTTGCCTCAGCTTCGGAAAGACCAGCAGCCAGCAGAGTGTCTGACTCCATCTCGTGGTCATAGTTGGAGATGAGCACGACCTTCATTTTGAAGCTCCATGTGTGTGCTATCAGGATGTATTATCCATCCAATGATTTATACCTGGGCGATTTCTCACCCAGGTATGGTATGCCAGGTCAGGCTGCCTTGTTACGGACAGCCTTGAGCCGAGCATATGCGGCGTTGTAATATTCTTCCATTTCAGGGTCTTTGCAGAGTTCACTGATACGCTTCTTGCGTTCAGCTTCTTCTGTTCCGAGACGTTCGATGAGACGTTCCTCATAGTCATTGAGGTCGTATTCATAATCGAGAGCCTGCTTGGTGGATTGATGCCGAACGAAAGTGTTCGCCATATTGAGACCACCAGAGATGGTGTTGACGATACCGGACACTGCATTTGCCGTATCCGAAATGGTGCTGAAGACAGAGCCAGCAGCCTGACGTGCGTTAGCCATAGTTATTACTCCGTTGGATAATTCCAACAGAAGCGAAGCGACGAAAAGACATGGGGTAGGGTGTTATATGTGTGAGTGTTATACCCCGGGGGGTAGTGTTAGTGTTAAAGGTGTCAGGGACACCAACACTACTAGCTGGAGTAACTATGAACTTCCGGCTACTGCAAAAAATATGAGAAATTTTCTCTCTACTGCGACCATATATTATGGGTAGCGTCCTGCCCTAACAGGGAACCAGGAATGCCCTCATCCTTCTGGCTCACTCCCAAAAGAAAGGGCCAGTGTTGCCACCAGCCCCTCTTCCTTGGTTCAGCGTAAGCGATCTGAGATTAGACCAGCTCCCAGTCCTCAGCCAGGATATCCGTCTGCGATGCGAGCCAGGGAACCTGGTGATCGTCAGCCGTCTTCATATAAATATAGGGAAGCGTCATCTTGCTGTGGGGATCGGGAACCTGGAGGTTCAGCCACATCCCCTTCCCGTTCCAGCCCCTGCGAGCGACCTTGTTGCCTGCCTTGAGCAGGACCAGTGCGTCTGAGAAGTTCATGTCAGTCTCCGGTGGTGAAGCTGGTGGGTAATGAGGGGGAGACCTGTCTGCCTGCGTGCGGATAAGCAGACCGTCTCAACCCCTCATCGTCACAGCCCAGCGAAGCTGGGTGGACCCCCATTGGTCGAGGTTTGTTGAAGCTGCCCCCGCACAGCTGTGAACCACGAGACTGACTCTCTTGCGAGAGGAGGAAATCGTCCCTGTTCACTGTGACCGTTATTAGCCCCACCTGTCACTGGGGTAGTGGCGACCGCCTCGGCCTCACCTGATCCTGATACGTGACAGAGTTCGAGTGAGCAACAACAAACTTTAACTCAAGCTTGAGTAAGTTTGGTTGAGTCCCTGGTTAATTTCTGGTTAGGGATCCCTGTGAAACAGGGGTTCCGACAATAGGATCGTCCCACCATACCTCCTAAGGAGATATAAGACTTTTGCCCTATTTTTCAGGGACTTCATACATTGGATTAGGAACCTTTCCTAAGCCTCTGAATTAGCGTATACATTAGGGAGCCCGTAGCGTCTAGAGGGCTTCGAGATCCAGCAGGGAGCAACCCCATGAGCAATTTCCCGACCGAACAGGACCTGATCAGACAGAGCAAGCACCCCCGGGTGACCATGGCAGCCATCGAAGCCAACATCGTCGCCGAACACACCTTCACCGCCTACGAGGGGAGGATGGGGTCGATCGTCGAAGGCAACTACGAGAGCATCGGCAAGGGGGCTGGTACTGATCTGGATTTGGAGAGCCTCAAGCGGACTACCTTCTGTGTCCTGGTTCTCGCCAATGGCTTCACCGTCCATGGGATCTCGACCTGTGTAGACATTGCCAACTTCGATCGTGAGATCGGCAGGGCCATTGCCCGGAAGAATGCCATCGATCAGATCTGGCCGCTGATGGGCTACGAGCTGAAGACCCAGCTGTCCGGAAATGAGCCAGCCACGGTGATGGAGACCGACGAGGACATCGCCAAGGTGTTCCACCAATCGGTCCAGACCTGGAATGAGCTCAACGACCGAACCGTGCTCAACTGGGATGAGCTCGACGAGATTGAGCGTGATGAGCGTATCTGGCTCGTCCACGAAATACGGAAGGGGTCGGAGAGTACGGTAGCTGGTCTCGAAGACCCCTTCCTCGACAAGCTGCTCCGGGCGATCATCGATCACACCGACGGGCGGGATGTGGAGATTCCCCCCTTCCCCACCGTCGACAAGAATAGCTCCCACCTCCGACTGGTTGCGGCTGGATGAGCGAGGCGTCGTCCGGGGGACGCGGCCCGAGAGGGCCGGAGCGTCCCCTGGCGATGGCCGAGCGGAGCCAGACCACACACCCCATCACCATCCCCCTATATATAAGGTACTGCCGTGCTGACTCAGGCTGAAGTCGAACAGGCCCTCCCCCCTGCCCTCAAGAGCGCCGCCACCCAGCAGCTGGTGGACCTGATCAACAATGCCTCGGCCGATCCGATGGTGGCTGAGCAGATCCGCAACAACTTCATCTCCTACACCTCGGTGCTGAAACTGGGGAAGTTCAAGACCGAGGACTACCTCAACGCGGTGTCCTACGTGTCGTTCAAGATGATGGGCTACTCCAACCAGGACGCTTACATCCGGACATTCCCGGCCCGGTATCAGCAACTGCTGGCCAATGGCACCTCCAGCAGGGACATCGCCTCCCACGTTTCCTCCTATCATCGGGGGAAACTGGTCAACCTGGTCATGGAACAGACCATGGTCCCGACCTGGGTGCTCAATCAGGACATCTACCAGAAGGCGATCAACGTCCAATACGAGATTATGAAAGACGATCAGGTAAGTCCCAAGGTCCGGGTCGAGGCGGCAAACTCGTTGCTGACCCACCTCAAGCGTCCTGAGACCAAGGAAGTGAACCTCAATCTCGGAGTTTCTGAGAGTTCAGGTATGCGTGAGTTGCAGGAAAGTTTGCGTGCCCTTGCACTTCAACAGACTCAACTGATAGAGAGTGGCGTGTCAACCAAACTGATTGCGGGTTCCAGGCTCGCTGTTGACGCGGAGTTTGTGGAAGTCGATGTTGATCAAGCGGAGCCTGGAAGAGTGGCTGGATAGCGTCAGCTATGCGGAACTGAACTCGTCGAGCTACAAGCCGACTGAGTTTGCGCTCACCTTCATGAACTTCATCAAGCTGGTGAACGGCACCGAGGGGGAGAGTCACAAGACCCCCCCGGTCCACCTCAAGATGCTCGACAAGATCACCCACCCGAGCTCCTACGTCGCCAACCTGTGTTTCCGTGGTGCAGCCAAGACCACGCTGTTCGGGGAATACTTCTTCCCCTTCCTCGGCCTGTTCCAGTTCCTGCCCAACTTCGGGTCGGTGAGCTCGGCAATCTACGTGTCCGACTCCATGGACAACGGCGTCAAGAGCCTGCGGAAGAACATGGAGTTCCGCTACAACAACTCCGCCTTCCTCCAGGAGTGGATCCCGAAGGCCACTTTCACCGACAACTACATCGAGTTCCAGAACCGGGAAGGCAAACCGTTCGGGCTGAAGATGTTCGGTGCCAAGACCGGTCTGCGCGGAACCAAGATCTTCGGCAAGCGGCCCCCGATAGCGGTGCTCGACGACCTCGTGAGTGATGACGATTCCAAGAGCAAGGCCGCGATGCAGGCCATCAAGGATACCGTCTACAAGGGCGTCAACTACGCGCTCGATCCAACCCGCCGGAAAGTGATCTTCAACGGCACCCCGTTCAACACCGAGGACATCCTGATCGAGGCCGTCGAATCCGGTGCCTGGGATGTCAACGTCTGGCCGGTCTGCGAGAAGTTTCCCTGCGAGCCGGAAGAGTTCCGCGGTGCATGGGAGGACCGGTTCACCTATGAGTTCGTCCGCGAGCAGTATGAGAAGGCGATCCTGACCGGCAAAGTCTCCGGTTTCATGCAGGAGCTGATGCTGCGGATCACCTCCGAAGAGGAGCGCCTGGTCCAGGACGCTGAAGTCCGCTGGTACAAGCGGCAGGCACTGTTGGCCAATAAGGGCACCTTCAACTTCTACATCACCACCGACTTTGCCACCTCGGCCAAGCAGACAGCCGATTTCTCGGTGATCTCGGTCTGGGCCTATAACGCCAATGGCGACTGGTTCTGGGTTGATGGGATCTGCAAGCGCCAGACGATCGACAAGACCTGGGACGACCTGTTCCGTCTGGTTCAGGAGTACAAGCCTCAGCAGGTCGGCATCGAGGTTACCGGCCAGCAGCAGGCCTATATCCGGTTGCTCCAGATGGAGATGATCAACCGGAACATCTGGTTCAACTTCGCCAGCTCGGAGAAATCTGGTGAGCCCGGCATCCGCCCGACCGTCGACAAGTTGACCCGGTTCAATCTCGTCGTTCCCTGGTTCAAAGCTGGCAAGATGTATTTCCCGGAAGAGATCCGAACCAGTGAGATCATGGGGCACTTTACCGGTCAGATCCGTCTGGTCACCCAGTCAGGGATCAAGGGCAAAGACGACTGCATCGATACCATCTCTATGCTGGGTTATCTCAAACCCTGGAAGCCTTCAGATTCCATGCCTGCCACCCCCAAGGAGATCGATCTTTGGGAAGAAGAAGATCACAGCACAAATGTTGGTGGCCTTTCATCCTACATAGTGTAGATGCCAGCTTGTAGTTAGGTGGCACTCACATGCAGGTAAGTGAACTTTTCCGGCGTCTCTCCTATGGAGAACTCTCAAACCTGGCCCTGTCCGGTGAGGGTTCGGGTGAAATCGTCGAGGCCAAACGTCCCCAGATCCTGCAACACGCCAACGATGCCCTACTCAGGCTTCACTCCAGGTTCTTTCTCCGAGAGGGCAACCTTCTTCTCCAGCAATGTGCTGGTATTCGGCATTATCATCTGAAGCCTGAGAACGCTCTCACCACGGGAACGGAAACTCGTACGCACCGGCTTTTCATTCTCGACTCAGAGCACATGCCGTTTCGGGATGATGTGATCAAGATTGTCACTGTTCGCAATCACCTCGGTCACGAAGTCACGCTCAATGATCCTGACGGTGAATGCTCGATGTTCACCCCGCAACCCCAGGTGCTCCAGATACTGCGACCCGCAGAAGGGCTTCTGGTTGGTGTTGATTATCAGGCTCGGCATCCGGTCCTGGCCGGTCTCGATGACGAGATCGATCTCCCCGAGACGCTCGAAAAAGCCCTGACCGCCTACATCGGCTATCTGACCTACTCCGCCATGAACACCGACACCAGCACGGCCAAGGCTCAGGAACACCTGAGCGTCTACGAGGCTGTCTGTGCCGAGGTGACCGGGATGGATCTGGTCAGCTCCAGTCGCTCCTCAACCAATACACGCTTCGCCAAGGGAGGCTGGATTTGACTGGGTTTCTTGATCCCCGGAGTGGTTGCACCGATTTCGTCGAGCTCCGTATCGGCGAAGCCTACAATCATGTTGTCGCCGTCGAAAAGCAGCTCGATCTGATTGCTCTCCTGGCCCAGGCTCTGCCTGCCATTGCCGTCTATCTGCCGACATCGCAGCTTCTGACCAAGGGTTCGTTCGTCAACATCTTCCTGGATGGAAGCATCGCCAAGCTGCGTCTGGCTGATGCCAATTATCCGGATCGGAGCGCCGACGGTTTCATCGTCGATGATGTCAACGCGGGTGTTCCTACCCTGATGTTGACCTCCGGGCTAAACACGGCAGTGGTACCAACTGCCGGCGGTGAGATCTGGCTGAGCACGACCACGCCCGGCGGTTACTCGTTCACCCCCCCTGACCCCACCAACCCAGCGAATGCCGGCAAGCTGATGCAGAGCATCGGCAAGGCGATTCCGGGCGTCGGTCTCCTCTTTAATCTCAAGCCCGGTGAGATGCTCTAAAATGAAAAAGCTTGCTCCTCTTTTCCTGATCCTGTCGGCTCTACTGGTTACACCGGTTCAAGCCTCCAGTCGTAAGCCGTTGGTGCTTTCGTCTACCGGGACGACCCAGCAGATCCAGGCAGGTGATGGTCTCCAGCTTCCTGCTTCCACTACTCCCGGGGCTTCGTTGAATGTCCCGCATGGTGTGGCACCGCTTGTACCCGTTGATGGTGACATCTGGACCACCACCGCTGGCACCTTTACCCGGATCAACGGCGTCACCGTCGGGCCGCTTGTCGGTCTGAACAGCTCCCCGATCTGGACGGCTCGCCAGAAGACCGAATTTGCCCTCACTGGCTCTCTGACCAGCAATTTCAATTACCTGTTCAACCCGCAAGCGTTAGGTATCTGGTCAACCTCGGACAATCAGTCGAGTGGTACAACGGGAACGAATATCCCGTCGCTGGTCTCGATCGAGCAGTATTTCGGCGGCTCCAATGTCGATGATGGTCGCAACTCCCTTGGGGTTGCGATGCACATGACGGCGCCCACCAAGAGTACGAACCCCTATCGGTTCTATGCAGCCGGCAACTTCGTAGCTGATAGTGCCTTCAACGACGGTGGCACCGGTGGATCCCCGCAAGGCACCCTCTATGGCCTCGGTGGCGTCTGTCGTCTCAAGACGGGCGCAACCAACTGGAAAGGCTGCATAGCTGGCGACTTCGAGCTCAGTGTTGAAGCTGGTGCCAATGCTCTGGTAGTCACTCCGATGGCATTGCTCACCTGGCCGGAGCACGCTACCCACGGCAGCTTAGTAGATGCGGGCCTGTGGATCAGTGCAGCATCTTCAACCGGGTTCTTCAATGGCATCCAGATCGATGCTTCGGCTGGATACTATCCGGTCGATTCCACCGGCACGATCTTCAAATCGAATGGTGGCACGGTCTCCAACGGCATCGACTTCTCCGGCACCACGATCAGCAACTGGCTGCTCAGGGGTGGTGGCATTATCGAGACGACCAGCACGGCCACTTCGACCAGCACCACCACGGGTGCAGTGCGGATTGCCGGCGGTGTCGGCATTGCCGGGGCAGTCAATGTTGGTGGCATCGTCAAGGCTCAGTCGGCTACTGCTTCCACAAGCACCTCAACCGGTGGCCTGGTAGTTACAGGTGGTCTCGGTGTTGGTGGTGCCGGCTACTTCGGTGGAACGGTCACTGCTCCGACGTTCTCGGGAAACCTTACCGGAGCGGTCACCGGCAACGTGTCAGGCAATCTGACTGGCAATGTGACCGGAAACGTCACCGGTGCCGTGAACGGTTCGATCGGTGCGACCACACCCAGCACCGGAACTTTCACCACGGTGATCTCGAACTCGGTCTCGACCGGTTCCACGGCGCTGACTGCCTATACCGTGAGCACGTTACCGACCTGCAATAGCAGTACGAACGGTGCTCTCTACTATATCACCGATGCCACGGCTCCTACCTACAACGGAACTCTGACTGGCGGCGGTTCTGTCCGAACTCTGGCTTTGTGTAATAACACCGCTTGGACGGCACACTAAAGATGGTTGGGTCGCACGAAACCGTGAAGCACCTGGGGGATCTGGGTGCTTCCATCTCCACCATCTTTGTCATGGTCTCGCACTTCGCAGCCCTGGCAACGCCAATCATCACGCTGCTGATTGCTCTCCTGACACTAGGATGGTGGGTGCTCCGCTATGTCGAGAAGTTCTCGGACAAGCGGAAATCCAAGCTCGCACTGGTTGCTGAGACTGTCATTGTGGATAGTCTCGAATGAGCCGGTTCGATATCTGTCTGCCGATCCTGCTCAGCGAGGAAGGTGGTTTCGTCAACGATCCGCGAGATCGTGGGGGGATCACCAACCTTGGGGTGACTGGTTATACCTGGGCCGACTGGACCGGAAAACCGGTGACCGAAAAGATCATGCGTGAGCTGACCCCGGCCAAGGTCGGACCGATGTATCGTGATCGCTATTGGAACCAGGTGAAAGGGGATAGCCTGCCTGCTGGGCTCGACCTCGCCATGTTTGACTTCGCCGTGAACAGTGGTCCTGGTCGTGCTGCAAAATACCTCCAGATCACCATCGGTGCCAAGCCTGATGGCCAGATCGGTCCAGCAACACTGGCAGCTCTTCAACAGAAGGCCCGTCTGCTCGGATTGTCCAAGGTCATCCTTGGATTGATGCAAGCTCGCGGGGATTACCTGAGGTCGCTGGATGGCCTCTCAATCTACGGGAAAGGATGGCTGAAACGGTGTGATCGGATCCAGACACGCTCTCTCAGGATGGTTGCAGCATGAGCGTCATGGAAGCCTTAAAGGGCAATGGACAGTTCGAGATCCAAAGGATCTTGGGCACGGTCGGGACGATGACCTACATCATTACCGGTCCGGCTCTGGTTTGGACCGGTAGGGTCCAGGTAACCTTCGACACCTTCTGCATTGCCTACCCGGCTGGTCTGGTCGCCTGTCTCGGTGCCACTGCCGGCGCGATTGCCCTCAAGGATCGCCAGGTGGCTAAAGCCCAGAACGAGGGAACACAGCCATGAGTGAGCTCTGGATTGCCTTCAAAATGTGGCGTGGCTGGCGCTCTGCTGGCGACTGGCTGAGCAAGACGGTCAATATCCCACGCTGGGTGCCTCTCATCCTCCTGGTTCTCTCTGGAGGCCTGTTCTGGAGGCTGCATAGCGTTCGTGACGAGATCACCCAAATCCACGTCGCCCAGGCTGATGCAACCAAGCACCAGACCGAAGTGAACCATGAACCTGCCCGCAAGAGTGCTGAAATCGCGAGGAAGTCTGATGCCCAAGCGCCTGCCTACTATGCTGCTGTCCGGGTTGCTGCTGATGCTCACCGGATGCGGAACCCATGTCCGATCAGCAATCCCGATCTGCCCGGAACCGATCGTCCTATCCCGAGCGATGACCACACCGGTGAAGCTACCGGAATGGTTTCCCGTCCCAAAGCCGACGACGATCTCATCGTCTCAGCCGCAGCCCAAGCAGCTCAAATGCAGGTCGATGCCCAAGCTCTGATTGATGCTGGTATTGCTGTTTCGGAGGATAGTCAGTGAGACGTAACGAACGCTATGCTCCCCACGTTCTTGCTATCATCCTGACCACGATGGCACTCATTCCCGTCAGCATCATCCTGACAATTCACTGATCTCAAGTTAGCACGACGATTCTTCAACTGGACCGCACCTAACTTTCAGTGCATATCGCTTAACCTGGAACTCAGTCTCAGGTGTAAGCAATGTCCATGCAGGAAAGTCAGGCTCCAGCAGTAAAGCTCACCGATTGGGCCAATGAGCCCACGCTGGGTAAGCTGATGGATGACTACCGGGCAGCCAAACCCCCACACGATGCCCATATTGCCCGAGTTTCCGAGTGGAATGACCTGCTGAAGGTCAGGGGCCAATCGAAGCCCAAGAAGGTCAATGGACGTTCATCGGTCCAGCCCAAGCTGGTCCGGCGTCAGGCTGAATGGCGCTACTCCTCGCTGGCTGAGCCTTTCCTCAATTCACACAAGCTGTTCCAGGTTAAGCCCTCGACCTGGGAGGATGCTGATGCCGCTCGCCAAAATGAGATGGTGCTCAACTACCAGTTCCGGAACAAACTCAACCGGATCAAGTTCGTTGATGATTTTGTCCGTTCGACCGTCGATGATGGCACCTCGATCATCCGGCTTGGCTGGCTCCGCCGTACAGTCAAGATCAAGCAGCAGGTTCCGGTATGGACCTACTATACGATCCAGAACCAGGAACAGGCTCAGGCTCTCCAGCAGGCAGTCCAGCTCAAGCAGGACAATCCCGAAGGATACGAAAACTCGATCCCCCCTGAGCTGAAGGCGGCGGTCGATTACTACGAAGAAACCCAGCAGGCTGCCGTTGCCCAGCAGACCGGGACCACAACCCAGGAAATTGAGCAGCCGATCGAGAACCGGCCGACGGTGGAGGTCATGGACCTCCGCAATGTCATCATCGATCCATCCTGCCAGGGTGATCTGGCCAAGGCCAAGTTCATCATCGTCTCTTTCGAGACCTCGAAGGCCGATCTGCTTGCTGAAGGCAAGCGTTACAAAAATCTCGATGCTGTGCTCTGGGATAGTGCTGGTCCTCTGACCACACCTGATCACGAGACCCGCACACCGAATGACTTCCAGTTCAACGATGCCCTGCGCAAGCGGGTGGTGGCCTACGAATACTGGGGTTTCTGGGACATCCACAACAAGGGTGAATTGATCCCGTTCGTTGCCACCTGGATCGGTAATGTCCTGATCCGCATGGAGCTCAACCCGTTCCCGGACCAGAAGCTCCCCTTCGTTCTGGTTCCCTATTTGCCGGTCAAGCGTGAGCTCTATGGTGAGCCTGACGCCGAGCTGCTCGAAGACAATCAGAAGATCCTCGGTGCCCTGATGAGGGGCATGATCGATCTGCTTGGTCGCTCTGCCAATGCCCAGCAGGGCTTTGCCAAGGGGATGCTCGATCCGCTCAACCGCCGGCGCTACGACAACGGCCAGGATTACGAGTTCAACCCGAACCTATCGCCGGCCCAGGGTCTGATCACTCATCAGTATCCGGAATTGCCTCAGTCGGCTCTGATGATGCTCAATCTCCAGAACCAGGATGCTGAGGCGCTGTCGGGGGTCAAAAGCTTCTCTGGCGGCATCTCCGGGGAATCCTATGGCGATGTTGCTGCCGGGATCCGTGGTGCTCTGGATGCTGCCTCGAAGCGCGAGATGAACATCTTGCGTCGTCTGGCTCAGGGCATGGTCGAAGTCGGCAACAAGATCGCTGCGATGAATGCCGAGTTCCTGTCGGACAGGGAAGTCATCCGGATTACCAATGCCCCGTTCGTACCACTGTCGCCCAAACAGGACGATGGCACTGAAAGTCCGGGCATGGGCCACAATGGCGGTCCCAAGCTGGAAGACCACTTCGCCACGATCAACCGGGAAGATCTGGCTGGCAACTTCGATCTCGATGTTGATATCTCGACTGCCGAAGTCGACAACGCCCAGTCTCAGGATTTGGCGTTCATGCTCCAGACGTTGGGCAACACCGTCGATGTCAGCATCACTCTGATGATCCTGGCCGAAATCTGTCGGCTCAAGCGTATGCCAGAGCTCGAACATAAGTTGCGGACATACCAGCCCAAGCCCGATCCGATCACGCAAGCTCTTCGCCAGGCTGAGCTGGATAAGGCAATGGCTGAGGTCGAAGAACTACGTTCTCGCATCCGGCTCAATGATGCCAAGGCTCAGGAAGCCAGTGCTGGTGCAAATCAGAAGGCTCTCGATGCTCATGAGCAAGCCAATGGTATCGAACATGCCCGCAACATCGATCTGCAAGAGGGTCAGGCTCAGGGCAACAAGGAACTGGCTGTGACCAAGGCGCTGACCACGCCGAGGAAGCCCGATACCACCCAGCCAGACATTGAGGCAGCCATCGGTTATAACCAACTGACCGGCAGTCCACCTAAACTTAGTTCGCCTGAACTTCCGTTGCCCGTTGACAATCTCGGGTAAAGAAGAGATTTAGGCTAACTAAGGGCAAGACATTTTCAGAGTTTGCCCTGTTAAACGAGAAATCTAAGGGCACTCACTCTCATGAACCTCGAAATCGATGCACTCGAAGATCAGCTCAAGGATGCCAAGACCCTGGTCAAGCGCCGGGATGCAGCTGTCCGTCTCGCCTCCAACCGGGACTTCAAGTCGCTGATCCTCGATGAGTTCTGCGTTCAGGAGTGCGCTCGCTACGCTCAGAACTCGGCCAACCCTGCACTGAATGCCAGTGACCGTGCCGATTCGCTGGCGATTGCTCAGGCTGCTGGTCACCTACGTCGCTACCTGTCGGTAGTGGTCCAGATGGGTGCTGTCGCCGAGAAAGAGATCGGCCAGATCGAAGAAGCGATCGACGAAGCCCGCTCCGAAGAAGGCTTGGATGATGGGGATGCCAACTGATGGCTGATACCCCTGAGGAAGTGCTGGGAATGTCCGATGAGGACTTCCTCAAGCTGAACGATCCGGCTGCTGAGGCGGTGGTGGATGAACCGTCAGCTCCGGCTGTTCCTGACAACACTTCCTCTGCTGACCAGGCGTCCGGTGATGGTGGAACCAGCGAGGAGAGCGGCGCAGCCGGCTCGACCGAAGCTGGTGCAACCGAAACCGGCGCCGGTGCCAATACCGAAACCACCACCACTGAGACTACCACGACCACCGAAGGTCAGGTTGCTGGCGGTGAGAGCACTGCCGACACCAAGACTGGTGAGACTGCCGCCGAGACCGGTTCTGAGCTGGCCAAGACTGAGGGTGAAGCGCCCAAGGATCCGGAGCCGATCGACTATAAGGCTGGCTTCGAGCTGATCATGAAACCGTTCAAAGCGAACGGGAAGATGATCGAGCCCAAGTCCCCGGAAGAAGCCGTGGCGCTCATGCAGATGGGTGCGAACTACACCCGCAAGATGCAAGAGCTTCAGCCGCATCGCAAGACGCTGCTGATGCTCCAAAACAATGGTCTTCTCGACCCCGACAAGCTCTCGTTCCTGATTGATCTGGACAAGGGCAATCCGGAGGCGGTCAAGAAGTTCATCAAAGATCGTGGTATCGACCCTCTGGATATCGATACCTCGACCGACCCCGCCTACCTTGGTGGCAATCACCAGGTCACTGACCAGGAGGTCAATTTCCGTTCCGCGTTGGAAGAGCTCAGCTCCACTTCGGCCGGCAAGGAAACCCTACAGGACATCAATGACCGTTGGGATAATGTCAGCAAAGAGGCGCTGTGGCAGCACCCGCAGATCCTGACAGCGATCCAAGAGCAACGAGAATCTGGCGTTTATGCCACGATCGTTGCCGAGGTGGACCGGCAGATCACCCTGGGCAAGCTTCCCGCCAGTACGCCGTTTCTTGAGGCCTACCAGACCGTCGGCGATCAGCTCGTTGCCGAGCACAATGCCAAGACCGGTCAGGGCAATGTCGCGCCGAAGTTGGAACCTGAAGCGCCACAGGTTCTCGCTACCCGAGCCGCAACCCCGAAAAGCCCGATCACGAACAGCGACAAGGCAGCCGCAGCATCTCCCTCAAGGGGCAACGCCACTCCGCCGAAGACTGAAATCAATCCGCTCGCGATGTCGGATGATGACTTTCTGAAGCAATGGAACGGACGGCTCTGACCCCCAACGAGAATAGGGTCGAGCCAAGGTTCAGGGATACTTTGCAATGCTGAACTACAATGCTCCCCCGACCACGAAGTCGGGCATCGACACTGGTGGCAATGCCAACCAGATGAACACCTTCTACTATCTGAAGAAGGCGATCATCGATGCCCGCAAGGACCAGTATTTCATGCCGCTGGCTGATGTGGTCTCGATGCCGAAGAACTTCGGTAAGACCATCAAGGTCTACCAGTATGTCCCGCTGCTCGATGACCGCAACGTCAGCGATCAGGGTATCGATGCTTCCGGTGTGACCATCTCCAACGGCAACCTTTACGGGTCGAGCCGCGACGTGGGCACCATCACCGGCAAGCTTCCGACCCTGACCGAGAATGGTGGCCGCGTGAATCGCGTCGGCTTCACCCGTCTCCAGCGTGAAGGCTCGATCTACAAGTTCGGCTTCTTCACCGAGTTCACCCAGGAAACCATGGACTTCGACTCGGATGCCGAGCTGATGTCGAACCTTTCCCGTGAGCTCACCAACGGTGCCGTTCAGCTGACCGAGGCTGTCCTCCAAAAGGACCTTCTCGCTTCTGCTGGCGTCATCGTTTACGCTGGTGCTGCTGCTGCCAACGGCGATGTCACTGCCGAAGGCAGCACGCCGACCATCGTCAGCTACTCGAACCTGATGCGGCTCGATCAGATCCTGACCGATAACCGCACACCCCGGCAGACCACTGTCATCACTGGTTCGCGTCTGATCGATACCAAGACGGTCGCTGCCTGCCGTGTGATGTACATCGGCTCGGAGCTGGTCACGCTCGTCAAGGGTATGAAGGACCAGTTCAACAACCCGGCCTTCATCTCGGTCCAGCACTACGGCGACGCCGGCACCATCCTGAACGGTGAGATCGGTTCGATCGATCAGTTCCGGATCATCCAGGTTCCGGAAATGCTGCACTGGGATGGTGTGGGTGCCAACGTCGGCACCAACCCGGGCTACCGGGCTTCCGGCGGCAAGTACAACGTCTACCCGATGCTGGTCATCGGTGACGACAGCTTCACCACCATCGGTTTCCAGACCGACGGGAAGACGGTGAAGTTCTCGGTCACCACCAAGATGCCCGGCAACGAAACGGCCGACCGCAACGACCCCTACGGCGAGACGGGCTTCAGCTCGATCAAGTGGTATTATGGGTTCCTCTGCAAGCGGCCGGAACGCATCGGCATGATCAAGACGGTCGCTCCGCTCTGATCATGATCTGATCCAGGGAGATGGGGGAGCCTGCTTGGTTCCCCCATTTTCTACTTTTTCCCATACTCAAGGATAACATCCGTGTCCGAAGAACAGAACACCGACCCCGCCAACGAGACTCAGACCGTTCTCCCGCTCCCGGGTGTCGACGAGCTCGCCGTTCTCAAGGAACGTGCCAAGCTGATGGGGATCACTTTCTCCAACAACATCGGCGTCGAGAGCCTGCGCAAGCGCATCGAAGACAAGCTCAACGGCGAAGAAGCGGGCGACGAGGGTGATGATGGCGATGAGAACCCCATCGACGAAATCAACCCGCTCGGCGAGACCCCGGTGCAACGCAAGCTGACGTTGCGCGAAGAGATCCTCGCCAAGCAGATGGCCCTCGTCCGTGTTCGTATCACCTGCATGGATCCGAAAAAGAAGGATCTACCTGGTGAGGTGTTCACGGTCGCCAATGAATACATCGGCACCGTTCGCAAATATGTCCCCTTCGGGGAAGAAACAGACGACGGTTACCATGTGCCCTATTGCATCTTCCGGTTCCTGGAAGAACGCCGATTCCTGAACATCCGGACCGTCAAAGATCGCCGCACTGGTGCGAACCGCACCGAGTCAACCTGGGCCAAGGAGTTCGCTCTGGAAGTGCTCCCGCAGCTCACGGAGATCGAACTCGCTCAGCTGGCTACGGCTCAGGCTGCTGCCGGTAGCATCGACAAGACCAACGCTGACCTTCTGGTCTGATCCTGATACCGACCGAAAGCCATCGACATGTCCTCTGGTTCAGAAACTCTCGCCAACTCGCTGCTGCCGTCCCTGATTGACAGCACGCCGCCCACTAACCTGGTGGTGCGCCCGACCAACGAGAAACTGTCCACTGGGGCTGTCGATGGCACCGGGACCTTTGAGGTCCTGATGCGGGCAGTCGATGCCTCCTTGCAGCGTGAGTACAGCGCCGGTCGGATTACCGGTGCCGAATATGCCAAGGCCTATGTTGCCCTCACTGAGGCGGCACTCGGCAATGCTGTCCAGTTCCTCCTGGGTCAGGAAAACGCCTATTGGCAGGCTATGGCCCAACAGGCTGCCTACGCCCTCGCTAAGGCCAAGATTGCCACCGAGGATGTCACCTTCGGTTCGGGCAAGTTCACCCTCGACAACATCCTGCCCAAGCAACTCCAGCTCGCTACCGAACAGGCTGAGACCCAGCGTGCCCAGACCAGCGACACTCGTCTCGATGGAAATCCGGTCACTGGTGTGCTCGGCAAGCAAAAGTCGCTCTACACCCAGCAGATCACGTCCTATCAGCGAGATGCGGAGAACAAGACCGCCAAGATCTTCTCTGATGCCTGGATCGCCATGAAGACGATCGATGAGGGCCTCGTGCCTCCGACTGGCTTCACCAATGCCAGCCTCGATACCGTGCTCTCGGCGATCAAGACCAACAACGGCCTGGTTTGATCGGTGGGGCTGTTTGGTGGCACCACGATCTATGTCTCCTCGGTTGCAAGCAATCTGGCCGGGGATGAGACCAAGCGCCCGAACTACCTGAAAACCACGGTCCTCGGACACTTTCTCACCACCCCCAAGCTCGATCTGGCTGATGTCATCAGCAGCGGCTACCTCCATGGTCCCCGGATCAAGCTCCGACAATTCTTCGATTGGGCATATGATCATTACGATTTGATCGGAATGCCCACTGCTCAACTGATCACCGCTGAAAGCGCGAACAACACCATCATCAAAGGCCAGATCGAGCTGGAAATTGGTGAAGCTGTTGTCCTGCAAAAGATCGACTTCGGGGCCGCAGATCATACCTGGTGGGCTGGTCAGTGGATCACGGAAAACTACCCCTTCGAGTATTCGTCGGGCTGGACCTCAACCTATGATCGGGTTTCCGGGCAGATCACGGTCACGTTTGCCGACACCTCGATCCATAGCTTTACCCCGATCGGTTTCGATGAGGCTGCTCAGTATATCTACGCACTCTACTCGACCGCAGATATCGACGCTAGCACAGACAACGGGGTGTTCATCTATGCCTTTGGTTCAGGCAACACGACGCTGGATGCAATCCAGACGGTCCATGCCCCAAGCGCGAAGGAGTTCTACCCCTTTATCCCTGTGAGAATCGACAACAACTTCCTGTCCGATACCTATCATCCTGATGCCTATGCGCTGGCCAAGAAGGCATTTCGGAAGGCCACTAGCCAGAAGCTCGACAAGTTGATCGACCAGCTTGCCGAAAATGAGCACCTCGATGACATGGACTACGCCTATGTTATGTTTGGTGTCTCGGTAAACACTCTGGAGAATGCCAGCAGGAAATACATCTACAACTTTTTCAAGCTGTTGATGGACCGTCAAAACGAAAATTCTGGAAGCGAGTATACCAATTTTCGTGCACAGTTCACGACCTTCGTGGATGCCAACACCACATGGCAAACATGGAATACGGCACAAAGCGACATTACTGATCCTCTCTATGGGACACCGGAACCATACCACCCGGCGCTTCCAGGCTTTCCGTTAAACAGCTTCAAGATCAGGGGCTCCGGGACTCTCGATACCAACTACGATATTGAGATCATGTGGGTCTCGATCGAAGAAGAAACCGGCGCCGGTCTAGGCAAGACTGGAGCCAAAAAGGATGATGTTTGGTTCGAGGCCAGGACCCCGGATGTCATGACTTCACCGATTGGCAAATACAGCGATTCTTTTGCAGCTCAGCTGATCTTTAATCGGGTCTACCTCTATCACCAGATTGATGACAGCCAATGGACCCGTCTGTCGATTATCGGGATGAGGCAGTTCAATTACATTCATAAAGGTCATGCTGTCGACATCAAGCTGATCGACGGAATTGCCGATGATCACGAATCCGGGTTCATTGTGCCTCTGCACGAGACGACCCTGAAGTCGATGTCGATGGTCGACACTACCCAAATGATTACTGCCTGCGCTTACCTGGTCATCAACTGCTACGTCGAGAAGCACACCAGCTTTCTCAGCGGATTATTCAATTTCATTATCACTGTAGCCATCATCGTGGTTGCCACGCTCATTCTGGGTCCGGAGAGCATCGCACTATCGATCGGTATGGCTGCAACAGCTGCAATCGGTATCACCGGGTTGCTGGCAATCATCGTCGCCTCGGTGATCAATGCCATTGCCGCTATGATCCTGACTGCCATTCTGAAGCCAATCACAACTGCCCTGTTTGGAGAAGCCTTCGGTGCGTTCTTAGCAACCCTAGTCTCAGCCGCGATTGTTGGTGATTTCCACGATCTGTTTGCCGGAAATTTCTCAGCAATGTTCGCCTCGACGTTCGGCAACCTCAGCTCGGCCGTCAACATCCTCAAGCTGACCTCGGCTGTCGGCAACGGGATCTCAGCGTACATCCAGGACAAGGCTACCAGCGTCATTGAGGAAACGCAGGATCTCGTTGATCGTGCCGGTCGGCAGTCTCTCGAAATTCAGAATAAATATCTTCAAACCTTCGGTTTTGAAGGTGGGGTTCTCGATCCGATGGGCATCATGAATGCGGAGATAAGTTTGGAGTCACCAAACTCATTCCTGTCTCGCACCCTGATGACTGGCTCGGATATTGCTGACATGAGCTTGACTATGCTAAACAACTTCACAGATATCTCGCTGACCACTGATTTATTCCTAAGTTAAGGGCGCTGGCCATGAACAATAACGGGATTGCGACTCCAGCTTTTGCCCGCAGCTTCGACGATTTTAACGTCCTTGCCGGCAACCCTGGCGCAGGAATGCCCTACATTCCCGAGAGCGTGGCTTCCGGGATGGGCGGTCTTTCCGTCGGTGACCAGAGCTCCTGGATCAACCCGAACATGCCCAAGATCGGTGGTGGCTTCCTCGGCTCCAACGACGGTGGTGGTTTCTGGGGTGGTGCCAATGGTGCCCAGAAGATCGGAGCAATGCTCAACGGCCTCGGCACGATCGGCAATCTCTGGGGATCATTCAAGGCCCTGAGCCTCGCCAACAAGCAGTTCGAGTTCCAGAAGAAATTCTCGAATGCCAACCTGGCGAACCAGATTCAGTCCTATAACACCACTTTGGCTGATCGGTCCCGTTCACGGGCTGTCGTCGAGGGTCAAAGTCCGGACCAGGCCGCCAACTACGTCTCCAGTAACAGTCTGAAGTATACTCCGATCAACTGACCCGGCGGATCTCTTTCCTCCTGGTTCCCGGAATAAGGATCCTACCGTGTCTCAGCTGTCCTGGCGCGAAGTTGCAGCCCCTGATTTCTCGACTGCCCTCACCGGTATCAAGGATTTCAGCTCGATGTTTGGCCGTGGCGTGGACCAGGCCAAGTCGATCGTCAGCGACCTCGATCAGGCCCAGACCGATCGGGTCAACAAGGCTCTGATGATGAGCCTGGCCGGGGTTCAGGACCCGACTACAGCCAAATCCCAGGTTGCCAGCATTCTTGCTGCTGCTGATCCAAATCGGGTATCTGGTGCCAGCTTGGCTGCTGCCATGGGTAGACCTGATCAGGTGATCTCGACGGCCCAACACGAGCTCGGACTTAACAAGGATACCTACGATTTCGATCGGACCAGAACCCGGCAGGCAAACCAGGATCTGGCACAACCGGTCATCAATGAAGCCTTGGCTCTCAGTGCACAGGGAAGGCGGAACGAAGCGGCTGCACTTCTGGCTTCCCACCCTGAAACCAGGAATATGGGTGTCGATTTTGCAGGTGCTCTTCGTGACAGTCAGGGTCTGGCTTCGAGCGATCAGAGCTACACGCAGTCCGGCACCCGCTTTGGCTGGGATGTCCAGAACCACGATGAAGAGCGCAAGGCGACGGCACTCATTCAGGATGTTATCGCCAACTCCACGAACCCGGAGTCGGCGGATAGGTATCTGTCCAGTCTCAAGGATGTCAGCCCGAACGTCCTTTCTCGTGTCCGTGCCGGGCTTCAGCTACCCAACTTCCCCACGTTCACTCCAGATCCCACCTTCGGTGGGGGTTCGTCTGGGGGTGGTGGTGGCACTTTCAACTTCGGTGCTCCTCAGCAAGCAGTTGCCTCAACCCTATCGGCTGGTGGTCTCTCTACTCCGGTTGTTGCTGGATACCTCGGCAACTTCCATGTCGAGGGCGGATATGACGGTGCTGTTGGTGATGGTGGTAAGGCTCGGGGCATTGCCCAGTGGCATCCGGATCGGCTGGCTAATTTCGAGGCAGCAACCGGTAAGCCGTTTAGCCAGGCAACTCCCATCGATCAGGCCAACTTCGCTATCTGGGAGCTGAACAATCCCGAGAAAGCGGGGATGACTCGCGCACAGGCGGCTGCGATCAAGGGGGCTAAGACCCCTGAAGAAGCTGCTCGTTTGATCGACAAGTTCTACGAGAGGTCCTCTGGTGCAGCCACCGATGCGCGGGTCCGGGCGGCTACCCAGGCAGCATCGTTGCTCGGCGCAGCTGCTGATCAGGCTGGTCGATCATTCACGGCCGCTGATCAAATCGGTGCCCTTGGTTCCGGGAACAATGCACTTCGTCTGGCCCAATTTCAGAGTGACCCGCGTGAAGCACCTGAGCTTGCAACCTGGGCGAGCAAAAACTTGTCCGGGGTTAGCTATGATATGGCTCTAGGCAAGATCCGGGAGATCCAGGCACAGGGTCAAAAGATGGGCGTCTCGCTCAGTCCCGCTGCTGCGCTTGATATGTTCAAGACTGCTATGCGGCCGAGATCTACGATCGACCGCATCAGCGACTGGTTTGCCAGTGGTGCCAATCCAGCTGCGTATTCCGGTTATGACGCCGATCAGGTCAAGCAGATGATCGCTGACCAGATCCCGGATCCAAAAACCGGTATCAGTCCGAACGAACAACGGGTTCGGGCGGCAACGGTCATTCAAGGAAACCAGGGTCAGCAGGCCACCGCCTCTCAGCTGCTGAGCCAAGCGCTTGCGGCCCGTGAGCAGGCTAGGGCAGCTGTTCAACGAGGTGGTCGTAAGGTCGATCTCACTCCTTACGACAATCAGGTTAGCAAAGCCTCGGCCATGCTTCAGGCAGCCATCGATGCTCCAAAAGCAGCTGCGAGAACGCTGGCTACCTCTGGTGGTAAAGCCCCCGCTGCACCGAAGCCCAGCGAACCATTCTGGAAGGGTTTCCTGAAGTGAGGCTTGCATTCCGGAGTGGTTGCTGACAGCCGTAGCGAACCACTCCGGAGGAAAGAGCATGAAAGAGACTGTTTTTACCGTAATGAAGGTGTCTCTGATCCTGTCTCTGCTGATTTTTACAGTAGTCACAGGATGGCGGATATACACTCAGCAGTCTGAAATTGCAGAACGGGAGGCAAGACAATCGGAATCGGCCTCTGCAAGAGCTGATGCCGGACTTGCCCCCATGCCGGTTGAACAGAAACTGGCGTACTACCCGCAGTGCGATGGGGTAGATATTTATTGTGATGAGTCCAAGCATCCGAGGATTTGTCAGGCAAAGGTGGATACCAACCCTATGTCGCTGGAAATCACCAGGACCATCCGCAGCGGATGGGCGCAATGTAGGCGGAACTGACCAAACGCACTCTTCAACTCACTGGCGATAGATGCTAGGTCTCTGACCTCTATCCGGGAGTTTGTTGATGGCCAACGCAGCTGAAGTCCTTGCTCAGTTCTCGAACTTCAGCACTCAGGCCAGCCCTACTCCCGGTCAACCCACGCCTCAGGATCTCCAGCAGGAGGCGTTCAACGCTGGTGCCGCGAAAAGGTTGGGCATTCCCTACCAACCGCGAGTGGTTGACGATAATCCGTTGAGCTCGATGATTAACGAAGCGATCGGCCGTAACCGCTTCAACAACAGTGACACAGCTTATCGTAACCCAACCCAGAAAGTCACCGATGCCGTCAAGAGCCTCGGCGTCGGGGTCATCAATTCTGTTGGTTCTCTCGGTGCTCTCGAACTGGGTCTGGTCAACGCACCTGCCGGTAACTGGGCATCTGAGGTCATTGCAGATGCTACCAAGCGGATCCAGGACAGCCAGTCAGGTGGTCTCGGCGCTCATCAAAGAGTAACGGGGACACTCAATCAGCTGTCGACTGAGCAGAACCAGGCTCTTTATGACAAGGAAGCCCCCGGAGACAGCAGCACGCTGCCGATCCTAAAGAAGATCGGCCGCAATTTTCTGGATAACGCAAAGAACGCGGCATCAGATAGCTCTACCCTTCAGGACGGTATTGCTCAGGGTATTGGTTCCCTTGCTACGGGTGGTCCCCTAATCAGGGGCGCTGAGGTACTTGGTGGCAAGGCCATCATGGGTCTCTTGCGGAATGGGGTGATTTCCCGAGCAGCTGCACTGAAGGCTGCCCAGGTTGGTTCAAAGCTTGCAGCTCCTGCGGTGATCGGTGCCCAGGAAGCAGCAGGCACTTACACCCAAACTGTCCAGCAGGTGCAGGGCATGAGCCATGACGATCTCATGGCTAACTCCCCCGAGTATGCCGATCTGATCAAACAGGGTGCTGATCCGGAAGCTGCCCGAGAGCAGATTGCCAACAGTGCAGGTCTTCTTGCTGCGTCCACTCAGTTTCCTGTGGCAGCAGCCGCCGGCACGATCATCCCAGAGTTCCATCGTAATCCATTCGCAAAAGTCCCTGGCACCGGTCTCGCTGGCACCATGCTTAGGGAGGGTGTTGAAGAGGGTCTTCAATCTGGAACCAGTCAGCTCGCCAGCAACCTCGGTGTTCGGCAATATGCCAATGAGAACCAAGATCTTCTCGATCAGGTGGGTGAGCAGGCCGGCCAGGGTGCCCTGTTTGGTCTTGGTTCAGCTGGTGCAGCCCAAGCACCTCACGTCTTCAACGCAGCGGCGATCGCCAGCGGCGGTGTTATTGTTGACGGAGCCAAGGCGGCTGGAAAGGCTGCCATTGGGGCCGTCAACGCCCGGGCCGGCAACATCCAGTCCAATCGCCAGGCAGCCTCTCCGGTATCGGCCGAGAACCTGTCAGCAGCGGCCAACGAGACCGTTGCTCAGGCTCCTATGGTTCAGGCCCAGGTCGAACAGGCTCTGGCTGACAACAAGGTTCCCGAGGCTGAAGCGAACCAGATCAGGGGACATCTCGATCGGCTGAACAGCTCTATCGCGTTCGATCCGGCTGAGCTCGACAACACCAATCTCTCCCCGGAAGTCCGGGACAAGATCGCTTTGGCCACCAACCGGATCGATGCCTTGCATCAGGCTGCCCAGATTGCCACCGACAAGAACGCCAATCCGGATCACCGGCTGGAAGCTGCGACCTGGATCAACGATGTTGCCAACCAGCTCGGTCCCCAGATCGAGAACAATCTCGGTGCTGCGGTCACGGTTCTGCCGGATGACCACCCTGCCCTCGCCCAGCTGAGGCAGCACGAAAACCTGTTCTACGACGGTGTGTTCGAGAACCCGGCCGTCAACGCTGCCCGTCTGGAAGCGGTGAAGCGGGCTCAGGCACTCAAGGAAGCCGATATCAGCGAAGAGGCCTTGCAGACCCCTCGTGGTCAGCAGGCTGTGCAGACCCTGGCTTCCGTGGCTCAGTCCAACCCGGAAGCGGTCAGTCCGGATCTGGCCAAGCTGGTTCTGGAACACGCCCGCAACGGCAAGGTGGCCCTCTCTGATCTGGCTCAGAAAGCCCTCTACTTCGGGATGTCGATCAAGGAGATTGCCAAGGCCAACGAAGCTGAGCGGAACAAGCTCGATCTCACCCCGCAGGATCTGGTGACCCACGAAATCCTGCACAAGGAAAACGGTGAGGATGTCGCCGAGAAGTCGGCATCGAGCCACTTCAAGGGGATCATGGACGCACTGTCGGTGGGTAACAAGGCTCTGGCGGCTGAACGTCTTCGAGACATGATGAAGTTCGCACAGCACATGCAGAACAAGGTTGAGGCCCTCAAGCAGAGCATGGCTGCCGGCAACGCCTCGAAGGACAATCTGACCCCGTTCCAGGCGCTGAACTCGCAGACCCGAAAGGTCTACAAGTCCCCTGGTGTCTGGCTCGATCCGACCCATAAGGGTTCGGTCAAACTGGCTCAGGATACTGCCCTTAATGCCAAGGCGTTGGGCAATATGGCCAACCGTCTGGCTTCCGGTAATCCGGAACTGGGTGTCGAACCGATCAAGCTGGCTGAAATGGATCCTAGGATCATGGCTGCTCCAGCCAAAGAAGTGATGAAGCGGTTCATCCGCGAAGCCAAGGCAACAGCCCGGTCCGAAGCGACCAAGACCGAAAAGCCAGTGGAGCCGGCGCTGGAGACTCCGATTGCGCCCCCGCAATCGGAGGCGACTTCCGGCTCCACGGAGACCACCACTGCTCCCGAAACCAAGCCCCAAGCACCGGAGCCCAAGGCCGAGGTCCAGCCAGCGCAGGAACAGGCGAAGGCGGAGCCGAAGCCTGTTGCGAGCACGGCTGAGACCAGCAAGGCCGACGCTCCGGTGACGGAGAAGCCCACGGAGACCAAAACCAATGTCCAACAGGATGTCGGGCAGGAAAGTCCCGCACCGGCCAAGACCGAAACCGAAAGTGCCTCTGACACGCAAGGAGTCACGGAAACCGGAACCAAGGAAGCCGTAGCTCCCAAGACGCTGGCTGAGGCTTTCCCGAACCTGGTCGGCTCTGAAGATGGTCCGGTCAAGAACTGGTTCCACAAGGCGTTCAAGCTGGCCAAGTCCGGATCGAACATCCTGACCGAGAGTAATCCGGTGAAGTTCGTCACCGATGCGCTGAAGTCGGATACCGGTCTGCCTGGTCAGCTCTCGGACAGCTATGCCCGCTATCTGAAATATGCCGGTATGGTCGTCGACACGATGAACCAGCGGCTGAAGGCTCAGCTGGCCAAGACCATCGACAAGCACGGCATGACCTTTGCTGAGGCTTTGACCAAGGGTGTCCCGGGTGATAGCCAGGTCAATGGCTGGTTTCAGAACAAGGCGCTGAACATCGTCGAGAACGTCGATGGCAAGCTGGCCTACAATCCCACGCTCCAGCAGGCTGCTGCTCTGGCTGGCCTTCAGTGGCTGGTGAGCACGTCGGCAAGGAGCTCGAACCGTGATGCTGAAGCTGTCGCCAAGATCCTCGGTATCGATGAGGGTCTGGTCGATGAGGACATGGTTCGTTGGTTCAACGATGGTGTCTGGAAAGATGACGCCAAGCGGTCTTTGGCCAACAAGATCACCCAGTTCTGGGGGGTGTCTCCCGATCGGTCGGCACCGGAAGGATACACCAAGGGTGTCCCGGAAAGCCTGTCGGCCGAGGTGCTGCAATCTCTGGAAGATGCCAAGCTGATCAAGCTCGAAACGACCAAGATCGATGGCAAGACCTATTCCCGTTTCGTGCTCAACACGAGCGAGAAAGCCCAGGAGCTGTTCAAGTCGCTCCAGGCTTCCCCGGATGCGATCGAGAGGTTGGTCCGTCCTGAGCCTGAGGTGACCCGGCATATCGGCAAGCCGCCAGTGAACGTGGCTACCAATCAGCTCCATGGTTCTCCGGTGCAGCTCCAGCCTCAGCAGCGCGAAGCGATCACCAACGCCCAGAAGACAGCATACCGTCTCAGCCGGCCGATGCTCCAGTTCCTCTCGATGCTTGGCAACAAGGGTCTGCTGCTCAACTTATTCGGCGCTGGTGATCCCAATACCGAGGGTCTGAACATCAACCACGCCAAGGCGATCGACGGCTTCAACCGGACGATGGCCGGTGCCTGGGAAAACATCCAGGGTCTGGTTGCCGAGATGTCCCTGAAGGCTGAGGCTGACGGTTCCGACACCCATGACATGCCGGTCTACTTCGAGCACGGCATCACCTCGGTAGGCCGTCTCCAGATGATCGGGGCACACAATCCGCAGGCGAGCAAGCTCACTCGTGAAGTGCTCCTCCCTACCTGGTCGAAACTCGATTTGTCCGATCGTCAGGGTCAGCACTACCGCAACTTCATGGTGGCGATTGCCCAGCATCTGGGTGTGAAGGTCCACAAACTTTCGCCGGATACTTCCGTCGAAGAAGCCACGAACCTCCTGTCTGGGAAACTGGCTCCGGCCGTCGAAATTCTGCATGGCTGGGTGGCCAATGAAAATGGGACTAACCCGCTCGATCTCGAAGTCAGCGATCTCGATCACCTCAAGCAGCTGCTCGGCAACAAGCTCTCGCCTGGTGCCATTCATGCTCTGGTCGAGTATGCCCGGTTCCTGGAAGCCACACCAGAAGAGCGGAAGGCTTTCGAGACACCGCTCTATCTTGAAGCCGATGGTGTCACCGACGGTCCGATCAATGCGATGATGAACCTGACCGGTGGCCAGTTTACTCCTGAATGGGTGGACCGGATGAACCGCGGTGGTCTCTTCACCGGTTCCAATCCGACTTCTCTGGCTGATTATGCTCAGAAAAACTCCAGCGACCTCTACCAGCTGGCTACCGATCGACTGCGAGCTCACGTTGCTGATTTGACCAAATCGATCAGCGATCCCAAGGTGGCAGCCGTCCATGAAGCCCTGAAGCGGGTGATGGCCAAGCTACTCGATGACGCCCAGTTCGATGAGGACGGCAAGCTCAAGTTCGAGCGTGGCATTGCCAAGAACCCGCTGACCGTTACGGTCTATGGTTCTGGAACCAGGGGGATTGCCAGCAAGATTACCAAAGCGATGGTCGATGGTCTCTACGAGGCCATGTCGAATGGCGAGATCGATACCCAGCTCATGCAGGATCTGGAGCTGCTGACCACCCAGCAGGTCCGGCAATTCGAGGGCAAGCTCTACACCAAGAACCTTCGCGGCGAGACCAACCAGAACACTGGTCGTGGGGTCAATTACACCATGCAGCCAGCGATGATCGAGAACCTCTCGGCCAACGTCCACCAGCTGTTCGCCAGGCCTCTACGAGCTTCGATCGAAAACCTGATGGCTCCGGCTCTGGCTAACGCTGATCTGGTCCGTCAGGCCACCCAGGTTCAGGCAATCCACCTCAAGTATGCCTTCAAGCAGGCGATTGCTGATGAGCTCGCCAACCGGGAAGGTGGTGCTGATGGGGTTCTGGCTCGTGACTTCCTGAGCCAGAACGAGCTCCAACAGATCTTCGATGGGCTGATCAAGACCCACCCGATGATCAACACTGGTTCCCAGCTGATCTTCGTCGGTGGCTCGGCTCAGGCCGATGTCGAGACCTCTGCTTTCGGGGCTGACTTTGCTGAGCGGATCAAGTCCGACGGCTATGTCTATGGTCCGGAAAATCCGGGTGTTTCAGGCATTCCCTACCTGGTGATCGCCACTGGTGACGGCCAGATGATCCTCAACGCCATGACCGGGGAACAGGCTCTCGAAGGTGTCCTGCCAGTGTTCGACGGCATTAACCTGCCACTCGACAAGGCCCAGGATTTCAGCGGCCGGATCAATCAGGCTGTCCACCAGGGCTGGATGGAAAACCCCGTCAAAGCTGTGGCTGATGCCTTTGGAAAGTTCGTCCTCTCCACCGGTGCCAACAAGGCATTCGAGATGATCGACGAGATGCGTCTTGATCTCAGTGAAGCTCTGAACGGCAAGGGTTCTGATCTTCTTGAAGCCAGCGATCTCGCTGAGATGGTTGCCGGTCTCCATGACCGGATCACCAACTCAGCTGACGAGATTGCTGCCCGCAAGGCTGCACTGGCTCAAGCCAATCTCTCAGTCGATCACATGGCCAGTGCCGCCGCACCGTTCACGGTGTCGGACAAGACCGAGATTTCTTCTGATCCGGTAGAGGCCGCTACCCGGCTTAACGAGTTGCTGGACAAGTCTGGAACCAGGCACAATGCCCCCGCCCGTGAGCTGCCGGAACAACTGACCAACCTCGGCACTGTCGATGAGCATGGTGTCCGGACCATTACCCGCGATGAGCTTCGCCAGGTTGCTGATCGTCTCGATGTTCCTGCCCAGCAGCGGGCTCTGATCCGGGATGCCGCTAATGCCCTGACCACCAAGGGCTGGTCCATCCTGCTTGGTTCAGCTGAGCAGCTTCAGGCTCACACCCGAGAAAGTGGCCAGACCATTCCTGATCTGACGGATCGGCAGGGTGTTGCCCTGCCGGGTATCCAGCAGATCTACCTGACCTCGACCGATCCAGAAACTCTGGCACACGAGCTGGTCCACGCTGCCACGATCGAACGGGTCTATGATTATTTCGCCAATCAGAACCGTGCTTCCGGGAGCAAAGTTGAAACGGCCATCACAGATGCGATGGGCCGGATTGAAAAGCTGATGGCAGAATTTGAGGCGATCTCGCCTGCTGACATCAAGGATGCCGACGCCCTGACCGAGTTCCTCAATGCTCTGGCTGCCATGGAGCAGGCCTCGAACCATCCCGATCAGGTGCTGGGTCAGGCTGCCCGGGTCAATGAGTTCATGGCTTGGGTGCTGTCCAACCAGAAGCTGGCTGATCTTGCACGCCAGACCAAGGTGAAGAACCCCCTCGCCCTGATCATCGGCAAAGCTCTGGAAGCCATCAAGAAGTTGATCTGGCGCAGGGGTCTGGCTCCTTCGGTTGGCGACGACATCTATTCCAACCTGCGGTTCAACACGCTGGCGATCATGCAGGCCAAGCTGCCGGTGCTCGGTAATGCCGAAGATCTGTCCCGTCTGGCTCAGTTCCATGCCCGTGGCTACGGTCAGGACGAGCGGCTATCCAAATTGGAAGGCAAGTTCATTGACCGCCTGCATGGTGTTCTGGAACGGGCCAGTCAAAGGCGCACTCCGGTTGAAGCAGATGCTGCCCGGGTGAAGGCGGATGATGCCCACAATGCCATGCACGTTATCGCCGAGCAGGTCCTCAAAGCCGCTCAGGCCAGCGGATTCAATCTGACCCAGCAGGAAGCTTCGCTGTTCAAGACCCTGGTGACCACCTTCGGTATCGATCACGGTCTCGATCCCAATGCCCAGGCTCGGGTCCAGGATCTCTATCGCCATGTCCTCGACAACCTGAAGGCCGAGGATCTCATGGCCGAGCCGGCTTCGACCGATCCGGCAGATCTCTACTATGCCAACCAGAAGCTGAATTTCATCAACGGCAACACCTTCACCGGCAATGACAGTGCCGGCCGATCGACGATGCTGCCGGCCTTCCTGGCTCTTGCCAACGTCCATGATGGTTTCCGCGAGGTGATCGAGAAACTGGGTCTGCCCAAGGGTGAGCGCACCGGTGGCGGTAGTCTCGACAATCACATCGACGATCTGGCCTCTGGTGTACTCGATCGGATGAGCCGGGTTCTCGCTGGCGACCACAAAGCCAAGACCATGCTTCATGCGATCGACGATCTCACCGCCCGACTGGCCGAAAGCCAGGAGGAACGGGAGACGTGGATCAACCAGTATGCCACTCCGGTGGGCAATGGCCTCGACAAGGTGAATGACGTGCTGGTTGGTGGGATGCAGGATCTCACCGGCAAGGCGGCTGACAAACTCCAAGACATCGCCGACAACACCGACAACAAGCTGGTCGAAATCGTCGCTCGGACCGGTCAGCTGATCTCGTCTGCACTCAATGACGAGCGGGCAGACAACGCCGGCGAGAGCATCACCTCAACCCTGAACAAGCTCAGTGTCTGGACCCCGGTTCGGGAGCTGTGGAACGAAGTGACTGGTCGCACCAAGGCCAATGCTCCGATCTACGATCTGATCAAGGCTACCCGGGCATTCACTCAGCAAAAGCGTCAGGCATTCCGTGAAGAGCTGCCCAAGAAGGTTGCTGCCCAGTTCTCCCGTGCCCTGTCCGAACAGGAATGGACTGCGCTCTACCATGGCATGGCTAAGACTGACCTAGCGGCTCTCTCCTCCCTTGGTTCCAGTCGTGTGCTGACCCTCCTGCGGGATGCCAGTCATGTCACCCGCGAGATCGGCAAGCATGAAGCCCAGATCGCCAAGCTCGATCCGAAACGAGCTGCCCTGATCCAGCAGAAGGCTCAGGAGCTCGCTGAGTATATGAGCAGCGGCAAGGCCTCGAAGAACCTGTTGCGCAACGCTGACGCCATTGCCAGGCTGCTCAATGAGGTGCCTAAGCTCGAAGCCGATCAGCGCAAGAAGCCGGATCGTCAGCTGGTCCAGGCCATCGACCGTCTGACCTCGCTCTATGCCCTAGAGAAGCTTCCGGTGCAGACCCGGCTGGATATGGCTGAACTGGCTGCCAAGGAAGCTGACGGCATGAGCTTCGTGTTCAATTACCTGGTCGGCCAGCATCGGGGTGAGTTTGAGAAGGGTGTCAGCACCGTCGGTCAGCTCAACCGCTACAAGGGTCATGTCCCGACGGAGACTACTTCGGGTTCCGATCTGCGGGTGGCTGACGACAAAGACTATGCTGATCTGGTGGCTCGGGGTTACACTCGGGTGGCGAGCTATGTCGGCTCGAAAGCGGAAGGTGGCCGGGGCAGTAAGGGCTACTATTTCGCCCCACTGACCGCCAGGTCGCCGTTCAACCAAGGCATTGCCCAGAACGTCCATCGCACCTTCTGGGGTGTCGATCCGGTCACTGGCCGTAGCCTCGATATGAACCAGGCAGGCCGAATCACTGACGCTGCCGAGGTCCGCAAGATCACGGTCAGGCTGCGTTCGATGCAGGCCAACCCGGCAGTGGAGCAGCTGCTGCCGGTGTTCGATGCAGATGGTGATGTCGTTGCCTACGAGCGGTCGGTGGATCCGGTCCAGAAGGGCCGGCTCCAGCAGCAGACCGATCTCTCGAAGGTGCTGGGGATCTGGCGTGGTCGTCAGGCTGAAGAGGCTTCGGCCGATCAGTTCAACCAGGTTCTGGTCGAACGCCTGCACGACATCTGGAATGAGCGGGACGACACCCGGTCCGATGAGTTTGTCGATCTGCTCGATCCCAAGAATCACAAGGATCCGATCATCGCCGATGCGGTCTCGCTGTTCACTCCTCAGATGCACAAACTAATCAAGGACACCTTCGGTGGTGAGGGCTTCATGGTCCGTAAGGATATGGTCAATGACACCATCGGCTATCGCACTGCTTCGGTGGGCGATTCCTGGACTGGTGTCAGCCGTCTGGATCCTCGGACCCAGAGCATGGCCGTCAACATTGCCACGGCTGTGTTTGGCAAGGATGCCTATCGCCGGCTGGTGACCAGCGAACGGCTGATCCAGAATGTGGTGGCCGACGCCAAGAGCACGATCGTCGTTCGCTCGATCATCGTGCCGATGGCGAACATGATCTCGAACATCTACCAGCTGTCGAGCCGGGGTGTGCCTTTGGTGAACATCGCCAGGAGCCTGCCCAAGAAGGTAGCGGAGATCCGGATCTATCATCAGAACCAGCTACGCCAGATCGATCTTGAAGCCGATCTTCGGGCTGCCCGGAACAACCTGCCCAGGACCCGTGCGATCAAGGCCGAGATGACCTCGATCTCGGATGCAAACAAGCGGCTGAGCATCTGGCCTTTGATCCAGGCAGGCGAGTTCTCAGCAATCAGCACCGAACGCGTGGACCGTCAGGAGAGTAGCCTATTTGAGGGCAAGCTCAATGGCTATCTGGAGCACCTGGTTTCCCAGCTGCCTGAGGCGGTCAAGACGGCTGGTCGCTATGCGATCATCAGCAAGGACACGGCTCTGTTCAAGGGTCTTCAGAAGTCGGTGGACTATGGTGACATGCTGGCCAAGGCTATCCTCTATGATGACCTAACCAAACGTCAGGGTGTCGATCGAAAAGCTGCCCTGGCGACGATCACCGAAGAGTACATCAACTACGATCGGCTTCCGGGTCGCTTCCGTGGGTATCTCTCGGGGATCGGGATGACCTGGTTCTGGGACTACAAGCTGAAGTCGATCAAAGTTGCCCTGTCCACACTCCGGCGTAATCCCCTGCACATGCTACTGGCTGGGATGGCACCGACGCCCAGTGGTTTCGGCACTGTCGGTCTACCGATCAAGGACAACCTTCTCACCACTGGTTTGGAGGGTAATCTCGGCTGGTCGATCGGACCCCAGGAGGTTTTCCGCGCTCATGCTCTCAATCCCTGGGTCAATTTGTTCGACTGACAATTGAAACTGATCCACGGAAAACAAAAAGAAACCCCCACAGGATCATCCTGTGGGGGCACATGGGTCGCTCTGGTCTAACGCTCGATGCTCACGGAGGTTCCGGGGGTTTGGTGTCCTGAAGCTTATTCAGACACCATTTTCCCAGTCCCCAGAGGATCACCAATGCTGCCAGGTAAGGGGCAGCAAATGCGATTGCCGTCGAGAGGATGGCGATCGAAGCGATCACCAGGATCCCGACCAGCAGGATCCTGGCGGCCCACATTAGGCAGATGCGGAGTTGTTCACCGGCTTCTTGAGACCTGCGAAGATCGAACGGGGAGCTTCAGCCTTGCTCACTTCGGTGCCATCGGCAGCCGGTGCTGGATCAGCAGCAGCGTCACTGGCAGCGTCGTTGGCAGTTTCGACTTCCGGTTCCAGTGCCGTTTCCGCTTCGGGAATGACGGCCTTGGCCTCAATAGTCACGGTGGCAGCCGGTTCCGGAGCAAGGGTCGGTTCGATCTTTTCGCTCTGAACAACGGCACCCGGATTGGTCTTCGCCTTGGTTCCCTGACGGGGTGCTGGCTGAACCGCCGGAGTCTTTTCGACCTGCGGGTTGATGTCGATGACAGCAGTGTAGCCCTCGGTGCCACGGGTGGCCTTGAGGTCGACATCGATCTGCATGTCTTCCTTGACGGAGATCTGCGACAGAATGTGGTTTCGGATCGCAAGCTTGATTTCATTTTCAGTGATGATGATCTGCATTTTCACACCTCAGAGTAGAGTCGCAGAAGGTTTTGGAACATTGGAGTCAGGACTCCGGCATGGATTGCCGCTATTGCATCCGCAACATGCTCAGCCTTGGATAGGCTGACCTTTCCCGCATGTTTCGGGAAGTTGGCATCAGGATAAAGGCTGATGGCCTCCCTTATCATCTCCTGTTTCGTAGCATTCTCATTCTGAGTGAATGCGAGTTTCGACTCACTCGCACTGACCTCAATGAGAGGAATACCCTCTGCACGAATTGTTCCCAAAATGCCAACACAAATGCCATAAGAGGCCATAGCCCGTGCAGATTGTGATCCAACTGGGCATTCAACGAAGATCACCTTGGCTTTCCTAGCTGCGGCCAGGGCTGCCTTGGCTGCCTGCTCAGCTCGATGGATATCATCAGAGTTTTTGCGGACTTGCTTCGTCTTGGTACTTTCAGTGCAGATGACCGAGAGCTTGGGCGTGCTGAGGATCCCAGTCGTGAGATCCAATTCAGCTTCAGCGATCCCCCAATTGCTGAGGCTGGGGTCGAACCCCACGACTGGTATCCGCATCAGAGCCTACCCCTCAGGCCGACTTGTTACCGAACAGGCTCTTGGGCTTGCCGGCAGCAGTACCGCCATTGGCCTGCGGGGGACCACCGGCGGAACGACCCGGACGACCAGACTGGCCGCTGCCGGCATCCTTGCTGGACTTGTCGCGGATCTGGCCCTTGTTCTTCTCGACCCAGGCCGCATAGAAGGTTGCCTCCACGCCCTTGGTGGCTTCGACCACGGTGAGCTTCGTCTCGGTGGCGAACACCTTGTCGATGAAGTTCTCTTCGCGAGTCTCGCCGGTCGGGACGTAATTGCCGCTATCGTCCTTCTTGGACTTGTCGACGATCTGCTTGACGATGGCCAGGGTCACCGGCTTGCCGAGCAGGTTGGTCAGGACCGGAACCGACTTGGGCAGTTCCTTGTTCTCGTCGAAGTCGTAGACCTTGACCATCTTGTCCTCGGTGACCTGCTCCCAGAGCGGATCACCGGTGGCGACGAGGCAGATGTCGTTGACGGTGGTGAAGCCCGGCAGCGGCACCTTCTTGGTCTTGTCGTCCTTGTTCAGGAAGAAGTTCTCGCCCTTCTTGTTGGTGACGTAGATCGTCTCCCGGTATTCCCGACCACCGAGGTCGAAGATGAAGGTCACGTTCTGGGCACCACCGGCCGACTTGCCGGCATAGGCGACCTTGATCGTGGCATCATAGCCATCGGTGTCTACGGTCAGGGAGCCACCGCCGAGACGGTCTTCAGCTTCCTCAAGACCCTCGTTGTTCAGATTTCCAAATATCATGTTCATTTTTCAGTCTTTCTTTGGTTCGTTTTTGTGGTTTTGGTGGTCTTGGTTCAGGCTCCGTAGAACCGCGCCAGGTGGTCCAGCAGAAGCTGAACATCGTTGTCCATGTGGGTCTGTTTCTTGGAGAACATCCCCATGGGCGAACGAATACGGGTCCCGATCGACTCCTTGGTCAAACGGGTTTGGAACACATATTTGAAGCCGAGATCTTCCTCGTCTTCGCTGATGTGCAGGAGATCCTGATCGTAGTCGTTGAGGTCCTTGATCGGGATCTTGGTGGCCTCAACTACGGTGGAGAAGTAGGCTTCCACACCCTGGTTCTTCAGCGCTCCCTTGATGGGCACCGACCGCTTCATCGACATCGAGGCTTCGTCGTAGACCTCAAGGACGTGAGCGATGATGACCACCGGCTTGCCGAACTGGACCAGCTTCTTCTGGAGGAGGTTCTTCCAGAACTGGGCGTAGTTGCTCCAGCCCTTCATGGTGTCGGAACTGCCGAGAACGTACTGGCTCTCGAACATGTCCATCATGAAGGTGGCAGAGTCGATAACCAGGCCGTCGACATCATCGGGATTGTTGATCGCGTCGTCGACGAAATGGTAGACCTGCCAGGGATCGTCGACTCGGGCATTGATGAACTGGTTGCGGAACGGCAGACGCTTGCCCGCCTCGGTGTTGATGTAGATCCAGCGATCCTGGTTACGGATGTTGCGGAGCGCGGCAGATTTGCCGGCACCCGAGACACCGCCGATCAGGATCATCTGATCGTTGAACTCGAACTGCTCGTCAGTGTCTTGTTGCTCAGACACGATAAACCCCCTTGTAATGGGTGCTATCATTGGAGAGCTGACCACCGAGAAGGTGCTGACCATGATCGCACTGGATGAATAGATCGCCATCCGCATCAGCTTCAATTTTGGATCGTTGATGGGGCTTTCGGCAGGTGAAGTCGCCATCAGTCTCCACCTCGACCCCGACAGCTGCTTCTGCGGATGTGAGATATGAGCGGCCCTGAAGGTCTCTCATGCTAGTCCTTTCCTTGGTTCCCGAAGGCTCCGGTCACCCCTCCTGGAGACCCAGGAAAAGGCTGACCGGAGCTGTCACGGGGGTGACATCTGGTAGTCGTTAGGTAGTCGTGTGGTGGTTAGGCCGAGGCCTTCTTCTCGAAGCGCTTGCTGACGGTCACCATGATGGTCCCGTCGATCTCGTCTTCGCTCATCGGGTCACTGAGCTTCTTGTTGAAGGCGTGAACCTGAGCGTTGACCTGGACGATATCCATGCCGCTATCGACCAGAGCCAAGGCGAACTTGATCATCTGGTTGTTGCGGTTGCCGGAAGCGATCCGTTGGGCAAACCAGCGTTCCAGGTTGTCGAGGTTTTCGAGAGCCTGGTATTGCTTCCGGTAGGCCTCGTTGCGGCTGGTCTTCGGGATGAAGTCCAGGGCATCGAACAGCTGACCTTCGTTGTAGTGGACCACACTGTTCTCGCAGGTCAGCCACTTCTTCGACCGTTGGTTGGCTGCCGGGTCGCTCTTGAATGGCATCCAGGCCATGACCGCATTCATGAACTCCCGATACTCTTCCTGGTCGAGCTCCAGGTTGTAGTTGATCGGCAGCAGCAGCCGAAAGCGGTTCACCTCAGGGGTATGCCGCTTGGTGGTGTAGGTCAGGAACGTGAAGTCCTTGAGCATGTCGTGGACGGCATCGAGGGAGACATCCCCGTCACAGTCCACCACCACCATGTTGAAGCCCGGAATGGCGTTGTCGTCATGCCGGTGACCACCCCGGAAATGGTGGTTGGCCCAGTGCATCCCATCTGCCTGAACCAGGGTGTGCAGCTGCGAGAACGGCACAGTTTCGCACAGGTAGTCGTAGGCGAAGTTGTCCGAGTAGGAGACCCGGATCTCATCGAGGTTGGTCTCCTGCAAGGTCTCACCCTTGAAGAACTCGATCCCGTCCACGAAGCTCTTCTTGATGATGATGTGCTTCTTGTAGCCCCAGGCTGTCGCCAGGGTCATCATGTCGTTGCGCTTCGTATTCGAGCCGTTGAAGAACGGCAGGGTCTCGATCAGGTCGGTCTGGGTCACTTCCGTGCCGATCTCGGCGATGTATTTCGCCAGACGGACGTAGGACTTATCTCTCAACATGATCTTCTGGAAGCTGGCACCGGACTCCTCCACCAGGAGGATGGCTGACATCAGGTGTTCCATTTCGACTTCACTGCTCTCGTCGGTGAAAGCGAGAGCACCAGCGATCTTCAGCGCCTTGAAATAGCGATGACTGATCTCGGCCTTACGGATCTCGTCGTGTTGGGGAAGCCGTTCGGCTGCTCGTTCACACTCAATCTTGTAGGTCAGCAGCTGGATCCCGACATCATCGGGAAGCTGCATCTTCCAATTGAACATGCCGGGATCGGCGAGCCTGTGGAAGTGGTTCGACCAGTGGTTGGTAGTGGCACTGTTGGAGGGCTGGCTGAGCTTGGCGTAAATCTGATCCGGGGTCAGATCGGTGTTTAGCCGGGTCTTCTGCTCACCGATGCCGAACAGGCACCGACGGGCATAGCCGGTCTCCATGAAAGCCCAGAAGCTGTCTTCGACAGCACCGCCATCGAGCAGCTTTGAGGGTGTCCCAAATAGCAGCATGTTGGCTGGAGTTTTGCCGTCGATGTCCTCACCTCGGCGGTTCTCCATCGACTGTTTGGTGAGCTTGATCTTGGTCTTGCCCTGGTCGAACAGTTCCAGGAACACGGTCAGGACCTCGGCTGAGCTGATCAGATTGAGGCCGATCTCGTCCACCTGGAAGTTGATCGAGCCGGAACCAGCCAGGAGAAGATGATCCCGCAGCTGCTTGACCGCCGGCGTGGTGCCAGAGTCGAACGTGAACGGGAATGGTCCTGAGTTGCGAAAGCCCTTTTCGAGCTTGTCGAACTCTTCCTGTGCATCGGTGCCATTGTAACCGGCCCGGCCATTAGCCAGGGTCCAGAGATTGCGCTCGGCAATTTCCGGGAACGTGGTCTGCATGAACCGACGACGGAAGCCGAACAGAAAGTCGTCTTCCATGATGCCGATCGAGTGCCCCTTGCCGAAGCCGGAAGTGGCCAGCAGCAGGGTGTAGAGATTGACCGGGATCTCCCCCTGGATCTTGGTGACGATGGTTGCCCGCATCGAGCTGGCCATCTTCGCAAGGAAATAGGCCACCTCGCAGCGGAAGAAGCTGAGGTCGGAGTTCTGGGTCTTGTTGGCCAAGACTTCGGCGATCTGTTCGATCGCCGGATGATGACTCACCCCCGTGAGGTCGATCATAGTATGCGGTCCTTCTGGGTGCAGGCAGCGTAGCCACGACAATAGCCGCACGCTTTGGGCACGCCTGGAATGGTCAGAATGGTCCCCTTACCCTTCTCGGCCAGAAACTTGCGAGCATCGAGGATGTTGTCGAAGTTCTTGGTCGACCGGGCACCTGGCACAGTGGCCTTGGAGGGATCGGAGAAGTATTTGAACTGCGGATCCGAACGCCAGAGTTCCTCATCAGTGCATTCGGGCAGTTCAGCCTCAGGGGTATTCAGGTGCTTCTGGATCAGCGCCAGCTTGTTGCGGATCCAGTTCTCGGTTTCCTGGACCGAGAGCAGCTTGATGTCCTTGTATTCGACCCGCTTGGCCGGATAATTTGAAGCACTTTGGGTCATCGCCTTCGACCAGTCGGTGAAGATGAAGTTCACCCGGATGAAGTCCTCGGTGATCTTGTCCGGATGGAGCCAGCGATAGAGACTGCCTTGAAGGGCATAGTCATCATCCTTGGTTCCCTTGACCCAGGACCACACCGAGGTGCTCTTGAAGTCGTTGACGATGCCGTCTGACACCATGTCGAACTTGCCACCGATGGTGTAGGTGGTGCCGTTGACGGTGATCTCCCGCATTCCCCGCTGCTCGATGTAGACCGGGATCACATCGTTGCTGGCCCGGAGCTGTTCTGGGGTGGGGTTGACCAGGATCCGGTCGATCACGTCATCGGTGTAGCCGAGACGCTTGAGCGGCAGGCGATGGTTACCATGCGACCAGGCCTTCTCGATACCACTGTGGATTGAGCTGCCGAGGGTCCGGGCGATGTATTCCGAGACATCCTCGGTGAGCTGCTCAGGAGCAATGCGCTTGGGCAGCACGATCTGACGAAGCGGTTTCATCAGCGATGTCGCCGAGATGTAGTTCGGCTCGTTGATGTAGTCGTATTCGTCGTGGAGCAACCAGACTGCCAGGGGCAGGCTGATGTCCATGGTGTTGGTCACGTGCATCGCAGGTCTCCGAGATCTACCGCTTCGGTTCCTGAGAGCCAGGAGCTGGCATCTTCGGGAGCGGTATTGGTAGCTCCAGTTGGTTGGGATGAGGGTCGAAATGACCCTCCGAGCGATGCGATGACTTCGCGCTCGGTGATTGATTTTGCATCGGATTGTCTCCGAACACGGCGCAGGATCCGTCCGGCGTAGTGGACGATCTTCTCGGCGCCATAGAGAGCGGTGTGGCCCGGCTTGCCGTTGTGCTGCCGGGCAGCGGCTGAGCGCCAGATCTCCTTGAAGATGTTGGCCTCATCGGGGTTGAGCGAGAGGGCTTCAATGATGTCCTCGCACTCGGCCTGGTAGGGTGCCTGATCCTCACGCTGAGGATGCTCCACCCGCACCAGGTAGTAGTTCACCCGACCACCAGTGATCTGGGCGTCAGGCATTGCCGGCCACTCCAGCCTGTAGAGCGTCCATGCCTTCCATGAACTTCTCATTGGTCATCCGACCCAGCTGGCTGATCGACATGATGAACACGTCGAGCACGGTGATATCGACACCAATCCGCTGGAACAGGAGCATCTGGATACCCTGCTGAGCCCGAGCGATCTGGACCGCCGTGATGTTGGGCTGATCACCGACGATGGTGGTGTTGATGTACTGCTCTTCGATGTCCTCGCTCTCGTTCCGGCGGAAGACCACCTTGCCGGAGACGAGCGCATAATGTTGTGAAACGGCCATAATTTCTCCTTTGCCGAAAGCAGCCTGTGCTTTCAGGTTGAGCCTGGGAGACCCAGGAAAACGGATGATGGTGGGTGGCTCCTGACCCGAAGGTCAGGCAGCCTTGGCTTGGAGTTTATTCAGATGCTCGGCGATCACGGTGAAAATCTCTTCCTCTGATGCCCCATTGGGGATCGTAATTTCCGATGCCCAGTTGGGGTGGAAGAGCGACAATTCCCCGCCCAGCTTCACCTCAGGGTGCGCTATGTCAGGGTGTGCCTGCCATTCAACCGCCTTGACCAGGTGTTGATTGGCATATTGGATAGCACCAATGTCGTCCCGGATCAAAAAGTATTGCGCATCGTGGATGTGTGCGCAGGGGCGAATGTCGAGTTTGTGCTCACTCACTCGGACTTTACCCATGAACTCCACGCTTGCACGGGTGTTGAGCAGGCACCAACTCTGACCCATCGCGTTGCCAGCGGTCCTTCCCTCTGCCTCAGCCTCCCGTGGGGTCTTGCCGTTTCCACGAATCACCTGCTTGAGCAGAGGTGTCCTGACCCTGAGACCGAAGGCAACGGTGACGAAGCCGTCGATACAGGCCTGATCGAGCTTGGCTGCCACCCAGGCATCAGAGACCTGGTAGAGCTCGTGGTATTTGGCCTCGATCATCTTGGCCTGCTGCTCCGAGAAGCCGCAGTTCTTGACCAGGGTGGACCAGGTTCCCTGGTAGGTCAGGGCGAAGGTGGGAGCCTTCGAGTCCTGCCTCAGCGGCTTGTACTTTTTCTCGATCGAGTTGATGCTGGCCACCAAGTTGGGGTCAATGTCGGGCATCTGATCACCGAAGTAGGAGTAGGCTCTCAGGGAGTGCCCATCGTAGCCATCGGTGTAGACCTTGATCTTGTTGGGATCCTTGGTCGTCAGAGCCGAAATGCGGTCTTCCAGGCTGTTGAAATCCAGTCCAGCGAATACCCATCCCGGCGGTGCCTCGAAGCAGGTCTTGATCAGCTTGCCGAGGATCAGCTTGCCATCCTTGACACAGCCAGCAAGCACATCAGCGAACCGCCTGGCGAGCAGATCCGAGATGGCCATGACCACGTTGGCCGGCAGGTTCTGGAGGTTGGGCTTCGATGAGCTCAACCGACCAGAGACTGTCCCACCGAGGTTGAAATTGCCGAACAGATAGTGCCATCCGTCCGGTCCCTCGGTGGCTTCCTCGAAGGCAGGAATAAAGCTGGTATTGAGCTTATTGACCGCCTTGTAATCGATGAGAGCCGATAGGAACTCCAGGATCTGGGCGTCCTTGGTGTGGTTCCGCAACGACGATAGGGTGTCCCCATCGGTTGAGGGCTCCTTGCTGTCGGTGAGGGAGATCACCGGCAGTTCGAGCATATCGTAGAGCAAGCTCTGGAGCTGGGGTCCCGAGTTGGGATTGAACTCGATCGCCAGCACCTCGGCGTCAGCCAGGGTGATCCGCTTCTTCTTCAGCTCGGCATTGCGCTTGGCGATGTGCTCATCCTGGAGCAGCCGGACGAAATGCTTGATCAGAGGCGATTGCTGCATGGTCTGGGCAGCATGGTCCTCGATCGCCTGGAGAACCGCCTTGACCTCTTTGACCCGGGCCATGTTGAGTGGCAGGCCGGTGAGCTGCATCTGGATGATGTCAGTGGTGGCCGGCTTGAACAGTGTTTCGTAGATATCCTGCTGCTGGTCAGCAATCACCGTCTGCCAGTGCTTGTTGTAGACGAACCAGGTGGAGAGACCATCCACCAGGTTGTATTCGAGCAGGGTCTGCAACGGGATGCGGGTGATGTCCTTGATCTCTTCAACCGCATAGTTCCCGGCAAACTCCTGGGCCTGGTCCTTCAATCCAAGCCGGTTGCCTGAGCAGGAATTGGTGGCGAAGTAGGAGATCAGCTTGGTGCAATCCCAGTTGCGCAGCATGACCTCCAGGCCATGGAGCATCCCCTTGGTGTCGAGAATGTGATCCATGAACAGCTGGTAAATCAGCACATAGGCGTCATAGGCGATGCTGTGGTAAATCGCCTTGGAACCTAACCGCTCGAAGAAGCTCCTGAGCAGTGCCCGGACTGGATGATTGCGGATCTGCCGGCCGAACGGGGCCTCGGTTGCACCAGGGATCTCTTGGTAATCGACCGGGAAGGCTATCCCCTCGTGCTGGTTCCAGCAGAGCGTAATCGTGCCGATCCCGGCCGTGGGATGCTTGAGGCTGAACGCCTCGATGTCGATGGTGACTGGAACATCCTCAGCCAGGATCGCTTCGAGCCAGTCCCGGATCTCATCATAGGTCCGGGGGTATTCGGCCTGATGGATGATGTCGCAACCAGGATCCTGATAGCCGTTGGATCGGTGATCCTGGAGTGCCTTCATCCCCAGGGCGATCTTGGCAGTGACCTTTTCTGGGTCATAGAAAGTGGCCCGGAAGCTGGGGACGTAGATCACCTTCCACGGACCGAAGGCACAGTCCATGACATAGCCGAGGTTGACCTCGACCTTGGAAGCCTTGGTTAGCACCTTGAAATAGTCGGAGTCGGTGACGAGCAGATACTCGGTGGCCATGTCCTGGAGCACTGGTATCAGCTCCTGCGCGATCCACTCCTTGATCGTGGCAGCAGGGGTCTTCTTCTTTCCTGGTTCCTGGTGAGTCTTGATTACCAACAGGTCATCGGCGTTGACCCCATAGGGATCGACATAGGCCTTCCTGATCTCATCCCGCCTGATCTCCGAGACCAGCAGCACGACGGGATAGGAGGCCTTCTCGGGCTGGGAAAAAGTCAGGTATTGCATGTCAGTAGAGGAACCTCGCTGCACAGTAGGTTTCGATGAGAGGCAGTACCCGGAGGTACTGGTTCATCCCACGACCGGTCGCTTCCAGTGGCCAGGCCGGTTCCCTGGTTCGAGAAAGTTCCGACATGTTGTCGACAGACTTGCCGATCAGGGTGATGATGCACTCAGGCAAAGCATCACGAAGATCCTGAATCGTCAGGCATGATTTGATCAGTGGCCTAAGCCCCTGATTGATCATTTGGATGTCCCGCTCGACGTTCTCCTTCGAGACCAGGAACTCATCCATCGCCTCGTAGAGAGAGGGGTGTAGGCCAGAGAACTCCAGCTTGCCTTTGAGAGCTGAGCTGTGGCGATAGGCCAGTCCCTGGTAGAGGAAGCCCGGCACCAGGGAGTAGCTGGCTTCCTGGTTCTGTTTGACCAGACGGTCGACATAGGCTTGCAGACGCCGCTCCTCAGGTTGGCGCAGCAGCGTCTCGATCAAATTGCTCATGGGAGGTTGCTCCTGTTGCTGACATCACTGCCAGACAGCCTCAGGAATCAGCAGCCCACCGAACTTGTCGGCCAGCTTACCGTAGAGGAACACCCGATGCTTTGCCCGTGAGAAGGCGACATAGAGCATCCGGGCAACCTGGTCGGCATGGGTACAGGTGCTGATGTTGGCGAGATCGATGAACACGGTCTCGTGGGTCGAACCCTGGGCCTTATGGACCGTGCTCGAATCCCGGGGACGTAGGTCAGGATACTTGTTCTTGAGGGCAAAATACCGTCCCCAGTCCTTCCGGCGCTGGTAATATTTGACCAGGCTGGTGTAGTGCTCCCGGTCCACCGGCAGTGGAACTCTGGGAAGCAGGACACCGCCTCGGAGCTTGAGCACCGACTCGACGACTTCGAGCTCGGCATCCGGTCCGACAGACACCTTGCCGATCTTACCGAGGCTATGGATCTCCACCTCCTGCTCGACCGAAAGCATGATCTTGCCGAAGCGGATGGCGTTGTTGTTGATCAGCTTCTCGCCGGTGGTGTAGCTGCTGGGCAGCAAGCGAACGCTGCGGATGTGATCGTTATAATCGTTCACCCGGGAGTTGGTGTAAGCCAGCAAGCGGGAACCGTGATCCGGGTCCATGAACACGGCATCGACCATGGCCTCCATATCCCCATCATCGAGCAGATCGATCACACCTGGAACCACGGGGATGGGGTAGAACTCGCTGGTCTCGACGGTATGCCGCAGCTGCTCACAGACCGCCATCAGCGCCGGCTGATCGGCATTGCGCATCTGCTCGGTCAGCTCGAAGAACGGCAGATTGTCACGGTAGATCGGAGAGATCGGTTCCATGATCGGAGCCAGCTGGCAGTGATCACCGACGTAGACGATCTTGCAGTTATGGGTGCCTTCGAGGATCACGTTGCGCAGGGGCGTGTCGATCATTGAGCACTCGTCGACGAATAGGATGATGTTCTCGTGAACCATCCAGTTGTCGGTCTTGGAGATCTTCGACATGCCGGTGGCAAAGTCGTCCTTGACTGTTAGGTTCAGGAACGAATGCACGGTGGAAGTAGGACGGCCAGTGCCTTGGGCCAGGACCTCAGCTGCCTTGTTGGTAGTCGCTGTCATGTGGACTGTGTGATATTCGGGCTCGATGCCCATCAGCTCACAGGTCTTGAAGTAGCGGGGCATGATATCGTCGATCAGAGCGCTCATTAGGTAGGTCTTGCCGACACCACCAGGGCCGCTGATGATGAACTCCTTGCCGGGCTGGAACAGGAACTGGAAAAACGCTTCGGCAGCAGCTTCCTGTCCCTCGTTGAGGGGTTTGCTCACTTGGTATTCCTCGATTGGGGGATGGGCCGAAGGTCAGCCCGAACCAGGGAAAGGATGTGGTCCCTTTCCCTGGTTCGACATGAAAAGATCAGGCCGCGAACTCGGTCAGGTCAGCCTTGAAGTAGGCTGGACCCTTGGCGATCTTGTTGTTGTCGTCGAACACCGGCTGGCCATCGACGAACTTGGAGAAGTTGGACCTGTTGACCTCATTGAGGCCCCCGATCAGATCGAACTTGGCGTTGTGGGCAACACCGGTGGCCGTAACGATCTGATCGCACAGGGCATCCAGGAAATCGACACGATCGAAATCATGGATCAGGATCTTGTCAGTGGAGCCCTTCAAGTGCTTGGCCAAGGCCACCATCCGATCATAGGCATCACGGAGCAGGAACGTAGTTTCAGCGTCCAAACCGGTGAGACATTCCAGCATCTCACCCACTTCCTCAAAGTGAACGCCGATCTGGGTATGGACGTTGATCTCCTGCGGATTGGGCAGGGCTGCCTGGAACCAGGCAAGGGTATTGGCCAGGCTATTCGGCGAAGTTGACATCGGGGCGATCTCCGGACTGGGCTGCGACGTAGGCGTTGATCAGGAGATCCTTGATGAAGCTCTTGATCGGGGAATGTGGACCGAGCTGGTCGATCAGCCAGTCACGTTGGTCGGGCGTCATGGAATCGTAGATATCCTCCATGAACGCTCGCCGAGTATCAGTCGGGTTCAGGCCGAGCTGACGCAACCGCAAGGCAACTGTGGCTGCTTCGCAGCCGAGAAGCCTTCCCATGGCGCCGAGTGAGATTCCAACCGTGTTAAGACGGATAAGATCGGCATCATGGACCTTGCGATTGGACCGGTTTACAGTTGACATTGAACAAACCCCTTGGAGACTTTCACCCACCTTAACTTAGGTGTGGTGAAAGTCCAAGCGAGTTGCAGTTAACCGCCGTTGCGATCGATAATGCGCCCCACCGTCCGGTCACTGACCTGGAGTTCACGGCCGATTGCCCGCTTGCTCATGGTCCCCAGACGATGCAGCCGCATCACCTCCTCTTCGAGTTGGCTTTGCTGCTTGACCACCAGAGTTGCCTCAACATTCGGCTTCATCATCGCCGAGAGAGCCTTGGTCTTTTTCGAGGCTTTGACTGGTGCCGGTTCGTCCTTGAGCACCATGTTGATCATGGTCAGCGCCTTCTCATCGACGCCGATCTTGTCCCATCCGACCTTGGTGGTCTTCTTGAACTCGCGAAGCTGATGTGCTGCCGCCTTGCGATTGATAAGGGGCGTCTGGAGATCCATCAGCACTGCCACGAGCTGAAGGCCTTTGTCCTTGCGGGACGGGTTCTTGTAGGGCGAGAGCACAGGCTCCTCCTTTTCCTGGTTCACAGGCGTTTCCTCGACCTGAACCAGGGACTTGGGATTGATGTGTTCGGTTGGCTTGTCGGCGACTTCCGGATCATCGATCGCCACAGCCTGGGCGATCTCGGTCTCCAGCACCGGCTGCTCGTTGATCAGCTTGGTGGTTGCGAGTGAACGGATCTTCACCCCCTCACCCATGCCACCGGTGATCCGGACCTCTTCGATCCGACCGACATGATTGCCGGTAATGACCTTGGCCAGCAGCTCACGGGCTTCCGGTTCGGTGCTCATCGGCTGACCAGACTTGACCCGGTTCTTCAGGTGTTCCGGCAGCTGGGCGACGATGTGATAACCACAGGCCCGGATCTTGGAGGGCTCGTTCCTCGGCACGGCGATGACATCTTCCGGAGCCAGCTTGACCAGGAAGCAGGAGTCTCCGTCGAAGCCACGGAGATAGTCCCGCCGGGCAATGTGCAGACCCTGCGAGCACTCGGTCCGACGGCTGGGGTCGACCAGCTTTTCGTCCATCATCACGTAGGAGCCAACCCGCTGCCGGACCTTCCGGGTATGCGGGTCAACGAACCAACCATCCCCCTTGGCCCAGAGCAGCTTGTAGGCGATGATCGAACCGTCGTCGGCCACCGGCAGATCACCTTTCTCCATGAAGCGGAGCAGCTCGTTGACGGTGTGACCCCGGTTCTCGGCGACAGCTGCACAGCGGCGGAAGAAGGCTTCCATGCCCTTGGTCGATCCGAGCTTGACCGCGTGCTGGATGTGATCCCTCACCTTCTCGACCTGGGTCACCATCTGTCCACCGACACTGGCGACGATGGTATCCTCGGAGGACATCTGGCTGGAGACCTTGCCTTTGACCGGGGTGGCATGAGCTATGACCTCGGCCACTCGCTGCTCATTGGTCAGCGGCTTGCTCTCAGGCTTGGTTCCGAACTCACCGGGCGTGATTGGCTCGACCGGATCCGAGAACAGCTCCTTGAGCTTCTGCTTGGCCACCCGGAAGAACCGGACCAGGCCACCGGTTTTCTCCTCGAACTGCTCGTAAGGGCAGTCCGTGGCGAGATCGACTTCGGCAACCAGTCCTGCCGAAACACGAGGCATAACCTGTTCGATGATTGTCGATACCCGGGGATCACCCTGTGGGATGACCGTGGTTTCACCGTCCTCATGGTAGAGGGTAAGGCGCTGGGTATCGATGATCAGATAGACAACACGAATTTTCATGATGGTTCAGCCTTTCAAGGCAAACAGGATCAACCGACGCGCAGCATCTGCAACTTCCGGTTTTTCTGTCTTTTGGGTGAGGTAGAAATCAAAATTGGTTATATCGATGCAGTTCAGCATCGGGCTCTTGAGCATGACACAGAGCTTCTTGAGCGCGGCACTGGGCTTGATGGAGCCGATATATTTCATCAAGCTCTCATATTCTGGCTTGCCTACAAGGCGTGATCGCCGAACATCCTCGAACACATACTTGATACGCTGCTCTCGATCACTCAGTTCGACAGACAGGCCCAAGTTCTCTTCGAGGTGCCTGACGATATAGTGAGCCCGCCACAGGAATCGGTGATCAGTCCCCAGATCATCTCGATGATAATCATTGGCGATGGTCCGACGCAGCGCAGGACTAGCCCGGTACTCCTTCTCCAGTTGGGCCAGAAGCCATTGGTCAAGCTGAGGAATCCCCTGCTTGATCTGGCGTTCTTTCTGGCTCGGAGAGCGAACCAGGATGCCCCTGTCACCGTAGAGCTTGACGATCTTTATGGCTGCGGGGTGCCACAGACCTTCCTTGGAGAGGGTGCTGGCCATGACCCAGAACTCTGGCTTTTCAACCAGCGGAAGCTGTTCGGTTTTGGCCCGCTCTTCGAGATTACAAAACTCGATCTTACGGTCCTGAAGAACTGCCGACACAGCCAGGTTGTCAGCGACCTTCAGCTTCGGTTTGGCTGGTTCCTTGACCACCGGCTTCTCACCCGGCAGCATCTGTGTGGCATCGATGACGGTGAAGCCACGCTTGGTGAAGAACTCCCTGGCTGCCTCAAGATGACCAGTTTTGCGTTGAGCGATGTAGACCAGTGTACCGTCATGATCTCCGTAAAAGAACTTCATATCCGGATAATGGCGTGCCCGTTCCACCGCAAACTTGCTATAGGACAGGATCACACATCCCCGCAGCATTCGGAATGTATCACCAAAATCCCACATCTTTACTTTCAGGGGTTTGGTAAAGTTGACTCCTTGGTAACCTGTGGTTGCAACCATCAGCCGATCAGGGCTCAGCAATGATGTCCGGATCAAACCCTTGATCAGAGGTTGAATGGTGGTCTGGTTGAACCAGTTGGCTCGCTCCCAGCTATTGAGGTTCTTCCACGCAACCTTGCGGAATTTTCGGACCAGCCCGGTCTTGTCGAAGCCTGCCTGGATCAAGGCATCCAGGCACATCTTCTGGTAACGCTTCCCCATCTCACTGCTGTCACGGAAATATCGTTGCGCATGGCGATCAGCGAGACGTTGGGGGTCAGAGTAGGCCGTCTCCCTGTCTGCCCGCAGGTCATCAGGAAAGATGGGATAGAAGTTGAAAAGTTTCCTGAAGTCGGCCTGACGCCAGATGTGGTCGATCGATTCCTTGAGCAGCTCATTGACCCGAGTCTCAGCCCGTTTTTCCAGCTTACCTCGGACATCAGCCAACATTTGCTTGATGGTCGAGATGGTCCGGTCGGTCATCGACAGCGATTCCCGGCTTGGAGTGACCGAGATCAGATGTGCTGGAGCCTGAAGGACGACTGTGCTGTTACCCCAGATACCATTGCCGAAGCACATCTCGACAAAATCCCGGAGCCAGCGAAAGTTGTCTCGGTATTCTTCGTGACGCTCGATCGGGTAGATGACACTGCCGTAGCGAACATACAGTCCGAAGCCGGCAGTTTGGCTGGTATCCACCACAAAGCCGTTCTCGAAGGCGTCAGGTGCCAGGGTCGGCAGGTCTTCGCCGTTCAGCTTGACTTTCATCTGGCCGAAATAGGTGATCTGCTTGATCAGGTTAGCGAACTTGATGTGGTCTGCTGCACCCCTCAGGCCGATCTTCACCTGGAGTCCGGTCTCGGTGGTGGGGAGGCTGAGGATGGTGATGGCTGCCGGCTTGCCGTCGTTCTCGGGCGAGCTCAGCGAGAGGTTGTAGATCGTCTTGGTTCCCTCGAAGCAGGAGGTCACCTCGAAGTGATCGACGAATGCGAAGGGGGCAGCTGATCCCAGGCCGAAGCCGCCGGTCTGGCTGCCATCGTGGGTCTTGGTCGAACCACCACCCAGGGTGAGGTAGACCTCTTCCATCCGCTCAGGAGCGATGCCGGTGCCGAAATCCCGGAAGATCACCTCGTCGTCGGTGAGGGTGATCTCGACAGCGGTATCGGTTCGCTCAGCGGCAATGTGGGCATCCCAGGCATTGCACAGGACCTCCCGGACGGTGGCCAGCTCCTTCTGCGAATAGAGGGTGTTGGCGAGCACCTGGAAGAACTCGGCCGACTGAGCGATCTTGAACGAGCTGACCTTGCCAGCACCGATGGAAGCATGGGTGATGAAATCGCTGGTATGGCTGACCTGCATGATGTTTCTCTCGGGTAAGGACCAGGCCAGGGCACAGCGAGGGTCAACAGCGAAAGCCGACAGGCTTTCGCCGAGCCCGCTGTGCCGGGCCGGTGCTAATTGAAAAATAAGGTTATTCGACGAACTTGAACTTGCGCAGGAACTCGGGGTCCGATCGGTAGAAAACCAATCCGTCAATGTTGGGATAAGCCGTGTAACGAACCGTGGGCCGCCACACATCGAGCTCAGGATCCTGGCTCAGATTGCGAAGCATCAGGCTATTCACCTGGTATCGCTTGCCTTTGTAAGACCAGACCGAGTTGCTCTGTATTGTGTGTTGCTCAGCCATGAGCAGAAATCTCCCGCTCTTCGGGATCAACATTCTCGACAGTGATCCGGATGATACTACCGTCAGCAAAGCGGACATCCTTGCTCATACCGCCAGGGCCACCCATCGTGTTCGATTCTGCGCACATGGCGAGCAGAACCGGACCAGTGATGTCGGCGATCTTGCGGATGGGCTTGCGGTATTTTTCCTCGGTCAACCAAAGTTGACCGGTCTCACGGTCCATTCGGACATTGACGGATTTGGGGTTCATGGTGCGATCCAGGAGAGAGGTTATTGTCGGACGTTGGGCCAGGTGTCAGGGACTTTGACGATGGCTCGGTAGGATCCATTCCAGCGATGACGGCCGACGATCCGATAGACGTTGCCGATCTCGCCACCGTCTCCGACCTGACCGATCATCCGGATGTCGAAGCCGTGCTCGAACTCGATCCGGGCCACCGAAACCTTGAAGTCGAAAGCCCTGTGGATGAATCCCTGCTGCTTCGCCTCGACCCAGGAAAGACCCTGTGGCCTCAGCAGAAGCAGGATCAGCTGCCTTCCTCTGGTTCCCTTGGCTGGTGTGGTGAAGCCGGTACGTATCTGGGGAGGTGAGTGGATCATCCTGGCACCCATTCGTTCTGGAGGGTCTTCCTGAACTGGATCCAGCCGGTGAAATTGCCATGCAGCTCAGACCGATCCCAATCCACCAAACCATTATCCTGATAGTATTGTCTATCAGGGGTTGCCTGATGCTCGGCCGGTGAAGCGTGGAGAGGGCTGGAACCAAGCAGACGATCGTAAAGCTTGAGGTCTTCTTCTACCGTGGTCTGCTTGCCGTCATGGGTCAGGTAGGAGACCCGGGCACAGCGAGCGACCGAGACCTTCTTTACCATCTCAATCGCTTCAGGTGTTTCTGCGAAAACGCTCTGATCAATGTCAGCAGCATTGGTGTAAGGAAGATGCCATTCACCAGGCTGAAGGAGCTTCGGTATTGATGCCTGCTGGGCATCCCACATCGCATCAGCCAGGACCTTGATCTCCGGCTGGGCATCCTTGTGCCGACGGAGAGCATAGAAGTTATACCAGTCCGTTGCGGTGACCACGACATTGATGTGAGCCCATGGTTCGAGAATGCGATTGGCGATCTGCTTGTGCAGACCAGTTCTCATGAGCGTCTCGGCGTGGGCAATGGCATCTTCCATTGCTGCAATCCAGACACACTTGACCCCTAGGAGGTCGTGCATTTCCAGCTCTGCTCCGGCCTGCATTCCAGGCTTATTCGAGCCCCAGAACACCGGCATTGCCGGATCACGGCGGAGATCTTCGATCATCTTGGCGACAGGAATGGCACGAGAGCTGGAGGCATTCCGGCTGAACATCCGGTGCGTCATGAACTCTGCGTGGATGAACCTGGGATAGCGAAGCTGCATGGTGGTCAAACGGACACCATCGGGAGAGATGCTGTCCGCCACGATCTGGGCGGTGGTGGTCATGATGTTTCCTGCGGGTGGGGTTAGGGTGAGTTGGCGTTCTTATGCGTAAGTTTTCGGGTTTTGTCCACCTCAACCTTGCTTAAGCCACCTTTAGCGCGTGATTAGACAAACCAAAGAAAGGGTTTGATCCTCTTGAGTGGGCCGGAAGCCATATTTAGACGGTGTTAGACTCACCTCAGTTGCCTCAAAATCCCATGCATGGTAGCCAGACCCCAGTTTGCATCGGGGTGAATTGAAAAATGGCGAAGTCTGAGATTGATCTGCCGGCATCGACGCTGAAGTGGACTGACATCACCACCATCTACCCCGAGCTGGGTGGGGCAACGACCAACCTTCAGTGCAAGGGTCCTGGACAACTGCTGGTATTCTTCTCGGCTAGCAGCACGGAGCCTACTGATGATCAGTCTGGTTGGCTGCTTCAGCCGAGCCAGGACATCACCGGCACGAACACCCACATCTGGGTCCGGGCGAAAACCCAGCTCTGCACCTTTGCCTGTGGGCTGACCGACTGATGCGGGACTCGATCGGTCTCAACGGATCCGGTGCTGGTAGGCCGAAAGCCCGCTATGCTTCTGTCGATTCGACCGCCACCGGCAACCTGATCCGGCTACCTCACCTGCTTGGTTCCTCATCGGTGATTTCGTTGGCGGCTGGCTCCAATGCCAACTACTCGCTGACCGGTGGTGACACCCTCTCTGCTACCAGTGCTCTGGGCAATGCGACCCAGAAGGCGCTGATCAAGGAAGATCTCGGCGATCTGTCCATGACCTATCCGTTGTTCGTCACGGGTGTGGGTCCGGTGCCGGTTCTGATCCCGAGCTTCTCGATTGCTTCGTCTGGTGCCACCCAGGCTGAAGGCAATTCGGGGACCACGGCATTCGTGTTCACCGTTACCCGCAGTACCGACACCAGTGGCACCAATGCGGTTGACTGGGCGGTTACCGGTTCTGGAACCAATCCGGCCAGTGCAGCTGACTTCTCCGGTGGTGTACTGCCTTCCGGAACCCTGACTTTCGCGCCAGGTGACACCACCAAGACGATCACGGTCAATGTGGTGGGCGATACCACCTATGAGCCGGACGAGGGCTTCACGGTCACCCTGGCCAATCCGACCAATGGTGCCACGATCACCACTGGCAGCTTCCTCGGCACCGTCACCAACGATGATACCGCTGCCCTGAATGCGCTGACCCTCGATGCGACGACAGCCAATGTCGGGACGGCTTCGACGATCAACATCCTCAGCGCCACAGCAGGCACGACCATCACCGGCACTGTGCCTGATGGCATGACGCTGAACAGTGCGGCCCGGACCATTACGGGTACGCCGACGCTCTACGGCACCTACACCTTCCCGCTGACCGAGACCCCGACTTCGGGTGCTCCGCGTGTGACCACGGTCACCATCACGGTCGGTCAGCAGGCAGATACCCTGCCGACGCTGGCTACTCCCGGTGCCACCTATGTGGCCTGGTACGATGCAACCAGCGATGACAGCGCCAAGGTGACCCTAGCTACGGCTGGCATCATGACAGCGACAGCTGCCAATGCCAGTGGCCGTGCCAACCGGGTCAGCACCCTGAAGAACCGGATTACCGGTGCTGGTGCTCTTCCTGACATGGTGGCTATCGCTGCCGGCAGCGTCCGGCAGAATGGTGCAATCTTCCTCAAGAATGTCTCTGGCAAGATCAGTGGCCTGATGTTCGAGGACAACGAGCGTGGCCTAGCCACTGCCGTTGGTACCGGCATCGCCCTGACGACATCGACTCCCTACACGGTTGTTGACATCTTCACGCTCGATCGAGCTCGCAGTGCCAAGACGACCACTACCTACTCCATTCCCTCCTTCCTTGGTTCCAACACCACGGAAAGCGGTGGCAATAACAACTTCTTGACAGTCGGCACCGCTACTGCACCGCTGGCAACAGGCCCTGGCGGGCCTAATCCTGGCTGCATCGGGGTCAACGCCTGGAACAACAGTGCCGCCAGTGGCTATGTTGCCAAGGAAGCGACTGATCGGTCAACGACAGCTCAGACTTGCTGCGTCATTCGTCGAGCAATTCCCTCAGCAGCAGCTGGTGTCAGTGGCCAGGTTGCAGGTACGGTCAAGACCTTCATCAACTCGGCCGGCAATGCCATCACCTGCACGCTCCGGGACAACACTGGCACGTCTCGTCTGGCGATCGGCAACAACATTGCTGGCGCTGCTGGCTCGTTTTTCCGGGGCATCTACCACGAGCAGATTGTCATCACCGGAGCAGCTCCGACCGATGCCGACATCGCCACCATCATTGCCTGGGCGCAGAACCGCCATCGTCAACGCATTGGTGTTGCCCGAGCTGTCACTGGCACGGCTGCCATCGGTCAGTCGAATTCGCTGGCCAAGAGCGCAGGTTTCTGGGGCGGCTCGTCAGCAGATGGTTCTGACTACTGGATCCATCAGTCAGCACTGATGACAGCTCAGCTCTTCGGGGATATCGGTTAATGGTTGATTTTACGCGAGAAAGCCCAGCAACCACTCTCTTTGCTCGTGGGGCCACACCCCTACTACGGAGTCTCGAAACGGCTGCCACCGCTGGTTCGGCATTGGCGTCCCCGAGCTATGCCATCCTTGATGACATGGGTTCTGTCGATCCAACCACTTGGACGCTGAATACGGTGGCAGGATCTGGCGGCAAGCAGCTGACAGACGCTATCAACAGTCTACCCGACAAGAGCATGTTCTGGTTGCCGGAGTTCCTTCAAGGCGAAACCGGTTATCCCACCGCTGGTGCTATCTCCTCGACCTACAACTCCCAGGTCACTGGTTCACCTTATATTGGTGAGCTGGGGGAAGACCAGGCCTGGCGCGCTATGCAGGGCATGACCCAGCTGGTCTCGCAGCTGCGAACTGTGAGTGGCAACCCCAACCTGGTCATGGCAGTGGATCTGGTCAATTCCAATGATCTGGCCAAGATCACTCAGCTTTTCTGGTGTGAGCTCAATCCTACTCTAGGCTTCATCTCGTCTGGTAACCCGTTCCATACCAAAGTGCCTGATACCTCGGTCGCAGCCAATACCGATCACTATTCGGTGCAGTCCAACTTCGATAACGAAATGCTGGTCTGCACCCGGGCACGGGCATGGTGGCGGGCACAGAACAACCGCAAGCCGACTGGTGCTTATGTTGGTCCCAGCTATGGGCAATTTCCCAAGATCACCGGCATTGTCGCTGCTGCTGGTAGCAACACGATCGATCTCACGGTCAGTCTGCCTAATGGTGGGGCTCTGGTGGTTCCGACTACGCCGACCAAGGGCTGGGAAGTCTACACCGGCACCACTTCGACAGCGATTGGTGCCAGCGGCAAGACCTACGAAACCGGTGGGACTCCTCTGACGGTTTCCAGTGTCGGGCTCAAACCAGGAACCACGGACACCATCCGTCTCACCCTCTCTGCCAACCTGACTGCCGGCAAGAAGACGGTGTTCTACGGCCGGATCACGGGTTCGGGTCTGTCCAGTGGTGGTGGCTTCCGGGGCATGTGGACGGATGACGCTGCCACCTCGGCGGCTGCTGAGCCTCTCCTGGAGAGCTGCTTCCGAGCCAATATGCCGCTGTTGATCTGTCCGCAGGGCATCACCATCACTGTCTAAGGGGCCAGCTGTTGCGCCACTCGATCAACCTTTCTGGCTCCACGAGCACCGGGTCTCTTCTGGTTCTGGTTCCGCCCAGCTCCACCCAGCTTACGGCCCTGACAGGCACGTTTGCTCTAGCTGAGTCGGCGGCTGTCAGCACTTTGGCTGGATTGATCAGTGGCAGAACTCTCGGTTCGACCATCACGCTGTCCGACACCAAAAACAACCGTCTTGAGATCAGCGGATCGTCGGTGGTCCGGGGATCCAAGGCGATCGAATATGATCTGGTCACCTATGGTTCGGGGGCTAACCGCTACTACACGACCAACCTGATCGAGAACCTTCCTGGAGCCAGCAACAATCCGCTGGTGACGCCGATTGTCATCACTGTTCCAGCTCCAACTCCGATGATTGCACCGTTGGCGAACTGGTCAGGTGGTCGGGATGCTGGTCTTGGCATTCCTGATGCATACTGGACAGCGATCTATGATCAGCTTCAGGACACCAATACCCATCCTGGTCTTGGCCCGGCTACTCACACAGCGGTGAAGTCTGGCAACTGGAGTGATCCCACGGTCTGGGATGTCGGCACGGTTCCTGGTGGCACCCATCTGGCCAACATCAGCGGAACCAACGTCGTCGACTTCGATGTGGTGATGAGCACCGGTGGGTACTCTAGCATCACTGAGATGCTGGCTGCCTACCGAAACGCCTGTAATGTCCTTGCTGGTTCCCCTTCGGATGTCGACGCTCTCGCTGTGGTCTCAGCCTGCCAGGCACTGTCCCTAAGGGGGATCCATGTCGGTGGCACGGCAACCCTGAACATCAAGCCAGATGTCCAGACGCTGATGATCATCGACAGTGAGGTGGTTCATGGCGGTCTGATCTGCGGGACTGACGCCGATCCCATTCGCTATCCGTTTGCCGATTCTACGCCGGGTCACCACTGTGTTTTCCTCGGCACCGGGGATCCAGGAGCAACGACCAAGCTCGGTCTGATGACCATGGGCAAGTTACGGATGCGGGGCGAGGACAAGACTGCCTTCACCAAGTTTGCGGTGGCCCCTGCTCAAGGCAACACGTGGGTCACTCTTGATACGATCCCAACTAACTGGCGGATCGGTGACACGATCGTAATAACCAGCACCACCTTCGCTGGACGTTCGACTACTGACAGCACCTATACCGGCCCTCTAACTGCCTGTGTTCCAGGTCCTATCCGGATTATGGACGCCTGGTATCCAGGCACCACAGCTATCGTGAATGGCTCTCCAGCAAACCCAGCCGGAGTAATGGTCCAGGACAATGCGGACAACTTCAAGCTGTCCAATGATGAAGTGCGAGTGATTGCAGGGATCACTGGCAACATCGTTAGCTTCTCCACGCCTCTGGCTTACAACCACCTGCCCCACACCGGCAATTTGCCTGACGGCACCCCGACGATCATCGAGGCTCGCTGCACAAATTGGTCTCGATCGATCCGGTTCGAGGGAGCCTATGTCCGGGAGAAGGGCATTACCGGCACTGGCTGTCACCGTGCCCACACCATGCACATGCACCATGATGATGGTCTGCGCCGGCATGTCGAGTTCAGGAACATGGGCCGGAGTCGGATCGATCCGTCACTGACCAGCCCTGAAAATGGTGGTTATTCCTACCAGAACCCTGGTGACCATCGGGTCAACAACACGGGTGCTGTGGTCATCGGTATCCTCGATCATGCTGGTGGATCGCTGATCAACGATCCCATGAACGTCAGGGGCCGTTATGCGGTTCATGATCACTGGTGTGGACCGTTCACTGGCCGCCGAGCGATCATCAGCGATGACCTGGCCATCTGGTCCGAGCCCCAGTTCGCTCCGACGCCTGGCTGGGCCTACACTCAGCATCACAGTCGGTCTCACCTCAACAAGGTGATGACCTTCAACACCCGTGGTTCGGGCATTGCCTCTGAGCTGGGCACCGAAACTGGCCAGTGGATCAACTGCCTGAGCATCTGGAATCGCTCCGATGGCTACGACGTTCAGCCCGGCGGGATCCAGAGCACCGGGGTTGGTGGCCGGCAGGAGTATATCTCCAACCACAACGGCCATTGTGGCAACGGCTTCGAGAACCAGTCACGAGAGATCCTGATGCAGGGCTGCATTGCGATTAGCTCGAAGTACGGTTTCATGTATTTCCAGCAACGGACCCATCCGATCTCAGCTCGTAGCCCCTATGACACCGAGCTGCGTTACGCGGATCCCCTGGTCAAAGGCATGGGTCCGAACGCTGCTTCTGCGATCGATTTCTTCGATGCCACAGTGACCAGTGTCTACGGGAACCAGCAGGTCCAGATCCGTGAGTGGCACGATAACGAAGCCCATGATTGTGACATTGGGTTCTATGTTGCTCACCGAGATTTTCTTAACGAAAATGACGTAATGCCGATGCTGTCGCGAGGCTTTAAGGCCCTTAGCGAAGTTCGTCCGTTCTTTATTCCCCACTACACATTCAATTACTTTTTTAAGGATATGTTCCTTAAGGGCAAGGGTAATGGAGTTACCTCTTACGGTATTGATATTGGTACTAAAGCCTACAATCTGAACTTCAAGAATGTTCGGGTTGATGCAGTGACTTATGCCCTCAACCATCTAGAGTTCAATTACAACGGTTTCTGGGTGGATTTCAACGGCACCTACGGCAGTTTTCATAAGCCGGATACCGTCGGTCAACCGATTGATTACAATACTTTGGCGGCTCACCCACAGAATGGGATCATGGGACCGTGGAGCCTGGTCAGCACTTCTGGTTCGACCGGCAAGGTCATTCCTCGTGATCTGTCAGCACCGCTGACCTCAGCCGATATGCCTCAACCCTACCCGATTAGCCCATTCGTGCTTTCGACGGTTGAGCCTTCTCCAGGAACGCCAAAGCCGTATTTTTACTCAGATAATGCCTCAACAACGGCTGTCACACCCACCGGGGTTGGTCAGGTGCAGGTCCGTGGCCGGATCATCGATAGCTGGGGCATTCGTTCCTGGCCCAGTTGGCATCGGTTTCTATCAGGTAATCCGATCGATCCGATAAATTCTAACCATAGCAATGTGATTGCTACGGGCACCGATTTGGTGATCCGCAATGGCTGCTGGAAAGATGTCTCGAACAACTGGTTTATGACCATGTGGTTCACCGATGCGGACCGAGGCACCCATCAGTATCTCCAATGGAGCCATACGGTCCCTTTGTCTGGCTTTGATCCTGCTTTCCTGGCTCTCTACCAGGTAGCCAACGCCAATGCGACCAAGCCCGTCCTACCGATCGTCAAGGAAAACCTGGTGGTCAACGAGACCCCCAGCATTCAGACGACGGTTGTGCTTTCAGGGGTGTTTACGGCTGTCACCGGAGCTGCTCGGAGTTCGACCAGCATCAGCAACAGTGTGACTGTTCAGAGGCTCACAGCCGGTCAGACAGTCAATGTGTCGGTCTCTGGGGGTCAATATTCCAAGAACGGTGGGGCACCCTCCTCGACAGCCACCACTGTCAAAAATGGGGATACCTTGGCTCTGGTCAACACAAACAGCAGCTCGGGATCGATCACCACGACTTCGACGCTGACAGTGGGAACCAAGAGCCTGAGTTTCAGCAGCACGACAGTTTAGGTTAGGGCGCGGATGGCGGCAGCGATCTCATCCGCCAGCTTCGCGTTCTCAGTCTGCATGGGCTTCGTCCTTGGTGAGCTTCCAGCCACGGGCGGCGAGGGATTGGGCTAGGTGTTGTGCCCATTGGCCGGATGGATGCTCGGAAATCACCTCCTCCACCGCCTCCCGCAGCACTTCCTCTGCCGTTGGTTCGGGCTTGGGGAGGATGAAGTTGAATAAGTGAGCACGTGCCTGGTGATACTCTGTCGTGCCGAACGCACCATTTCGCTCAAGTGTTACCACTGCCTCCACAGCATCCGAGAAGGCGCGGAGTTGCTTGGCGAAGGAGCGAAAGATGGGATAGCTTTCTATATCAACCGCACACCAAACCGGCTTGTCGTCTCCGGCGTTGGCCAGTTCCGCCGCCCTCTGCGCGGCAATCATGTCAGGCTTGGTCATGGGCTTTTCCTTCAAGTGCAGTGTCTGCCCGCTCAGCCATCTCGTGAGCCAAGCTCATGTCGCAGGTGATAGGGCAGTTGTCTCTTATCCACTCCAACGCCTCCACCAGCCTGCGGATCGTCGCGGCTGCTTCGGGGTCTGTCGCTTCGAGGCGGGCGGCTACTTGCTCAGGTTTCATTGTTGCTTCCTATATCGTGATCCACACTCTCAAATGTCACAAAGCGATGGCCGTTTGGGCATTTCCGGCGGCGGCGAAGTTCATTAAACTTGGAAGCCCGCGTGTCATAGACCTTCGTGTCTGGCGCGTTGCAGGTAGGGCAGGCAATGCTAGACATCGTTCCCCGGCTCCCAACCATACCCCCCGCGATGGGGGCGGATTACCTTGTCGGCGCCGTCAGTCATCTGGACACCTTTCCACAGCCAGCGAAAGACATGGCAGACGCTACGCATG